TCTTCGACTGCAACTGCTGTTGACTATTCATAGCAATGTCTTTTATAGATACAGCAATTGAACTAATATTACTATTTTCGGGTATCTCATAGGACTCAATCTGAAATACCCTTGATAAAAATATGGGCTTCATTTCCATCCCATATTACTTTATCTATGATTTTTTTCATAAATTCACGTTTATTTTGAATGGATAATTTATCAAAGTTATTTCTTAAATAATTTATAGCTTCACTAATATTATTAAGGTTGTTGGTCATTTCCGATCTTAGAAAATCACTGTTCAGTAGTTCGTTAATACGAATACTGATATTTTTGTTTTCGGCGATCAATTCATTAATTTGTTCATTATAAATATTGATTACTTCTTGTGCTGTACCCATCTCTATTGATTGGGAAATTACATAAGTTAAATTTTTTATACGTTTTGCGTTTTCAGCTTTTTTATTTTCAAGTCTAGATATAACAACATCCAACTCGTTATTAATAGAATTTATTCTTCCTTTCAGAGCCTGAAGCTGATTATAAACAGAACGCTCTTTTACATCATAAGCAAAAATTTCATCTAAAATTAATTTATCCAAATCATCGCCATTAACATTTTTTACTTGACACTCTTGTTTTTTTGTATTTGCCTTACGTTCGCAAAGATAATACATATTCCCTGAAGGATAAATTTTTGGTCTCATATAAGCCCCACATGAACAATATAAAAGACCTGATAAAATAGATTTAGGGTTAATAGTTCTTCTTGTTGACGGCTTTCCCCCAAAACAATTTGAAGAATTTTGTTTTATCAATTCTTGAATTCTTATCCATTCCTTACCGGTCAGTATACCTTTGTGTTTAGAAACAGTAATAACCCATTTTTCAGGACTTTGTATTGTTCGTTTTTGTCCTGCGAAACGATTATATGGTAAAATTCCATTTTCACCATTACAATCACTTAGATCAAAACAAACAACACTACCTAATTTGGTGAAATATTCTATACTATCTTTGTCTGCTATACAATATATAGGATTTATAAGTATACGTTTTAAATTGCTGCCATTCCACTCATTACCTTTTTGTGTTTTATATCCGTTTTCTCGTAAATAAGTTTCCACGCCATTTACACTATTTATTTCACTATATTTATTAAATATAAGTTTTACTAAGTCTATTTGGTTTTCATCAAAATCAAGAACGAAATAACTCTTATCACCATTGTTTACTTTAACAGACTTATATCCTAATGGCGTTGTACCACCTGTCCATTTACCACTTTTGGCTAACATGTACATGTTATCCTTTACACGTTCAGCTATAGTTTCTCTTTCAAGCTGTGCAAAAACAGAAGCAATATTCATCATTGCCCTTCCCATTGGCGTAGAAGTATCAAATTGCTCTTTAATGCAAATAAAAGAAGTATTTTTTTGATTTAATTTATCAACAAGAGTGGCAAAATCACCTACATTACGACTTATACGATCAAGACGATATACAACAATTAAATCAAAGGGTTTTTGATTTTCAATACTCATCATTTCTTGAAATTGAGGTCTATTTAAATTTTTACCACTAAACCCTTCATCTTCAAAAACACTAATAAAATGTTTTTCATTAGGATAGTGCAAATCTATATACTCTTTACACATTTCAATTTGATTTTCTATACTTTCACCTTTTCCAGTGAATTTAGATTTTCTTGAATAGATAGCTATATTCATTTGACAACTCACCTTCTTTTATGTAGTTTTTTATTATATCATATATTATGTAAATAGTCAATGCAATAGGATTAAACCAAGACATGCACAGAACCAAGGGGCTTAAATGTTAACAGTTATATTAACAAGCTTATGAACGAAGATATGAAGAAGAATATTTATATAAAAAAATCCGACTTAATTTTTAAGTCGGATTTTTGTTAAAAGCTTTAAAATATTATGCCATGCTCTGGCTTCTTACGAGGCATTTTATACGCTTAACTGTCAACTTGTTATCAAAAAATAGAATAAGGAGACAACAAAATATATAATTTGAAAGTAGGCGATAAAATGAGATGTAAACTGATTTTTCAGCTTGAAGACAATGTGCTGACCGTAAATTACAACGTAAGAAGCCAGAGCATGGCACAAAAATCTAAATAAAGCTGTTATTCATTGTCAAGATTTGCGAAATTACTCGGAGAAATTCCGAAAAATTCACTTACTGCTTTGATCGTACTCTCAGAAACGTCCTTGCCTGTTTCCAGCCGCTGTATTGTAGCAATGCCGAGCCCTGTTTTTTCAGCTAATTCAGCTTGTGTTAACCCTTTTTCTTTCCGAAGCTTTTTACATAAATCAGAATTACTACGACGATCTGTCTTGTAACTTACGCAAGCACCGTTCATAAACGCATAACCGAAATCGAGTAAATTTTCAATATCACACTGTATCAAGAACAGTATTTCTCCGCTAATGTTCTGCGGATTGTTACCGCTGTTCTCGCTAAAAACCATTACAGTTTGAAGTTCTCCGATGATTGACGTCCGATTTTGCGCTTTCAATGCATCCAGAAGCTTCATTCCCTCTGCGCGTGTTATATCGTAATGAATACCAATGTAAAAACCAAGATCGGCATACTCTTTGATACCTGTTACAAAATCTTCGCCGTCAGCTGTTTCAATTTCAAGAAATTGTTTTTTTGTTTCATAATCCTGAATTTGAGTAATTGCTATTTTATCCATAAGTAAAAGCCTCCTTTTTTCTTTCTTTAATGTGTCGCTGATTTATTAGTGATGTATTTGATGATTTAATTATAATACAAGTGATGTGATTTGTCAAGCAAAAATATTAAAAAAATTATTATTTGTTTATATTTGATAAATTTATCAACGCTATATTGTGTATTGTGTACAAAAATTTAGTGCAAATAAAAAAACCGACAAGCTAAGCAAGTCGGTTTTTTATGTAAAAATTACTAATCAATGCACTGACAAACAACAATATTAAGAAATAAATGACAAATACACATTTACATTCCAATGTGAAAGATTAAAAAGATATTGTCGTTCTGTACAACGCATTGAATAGTCAATTTACATTCTATATGGAAAGATTAACACATATTTTCTATGTGTTGTTATGTATATTATCATACGAATTACTATTTGTCAATAGCTTTTATGTACTTTTTTTACAAAACAATTGTTATTTGTTAATCATGCACAATATGATTTCATATATTTACCTCTTGATATGTGCAATGTGTCGGTAGTATAATTATTTTAGACATTATTCGACGAAAGAGGTAATATATTATGAAAGCACTTGCTATTGCGCTAGCGATATTATTAGTATCAGTTATTTTTTATAGAATCAATACATCAAAAAACATTAAAAATGAAAAATCTACATTAAAGAGCGATACGTCAATTGTTAATGTCAGCTCACATACAAGTGCTATAACTACGAAAGCGACTACAAGCAAAGCAACAACGACTAAAAAGAGCATAACTACAGTTACAGTATCTACTTCTGCCAGCTCACTGACAACAAAAGTAACCTCTGAAACAGAAGTAACTTACAGCTTTCCGGCAGATATAAACCTTGTGACCGCTGAGCAGCTTATGCAGATCGACGGCATAGGCGAAGTAACAGCGCAGAAGATTCTGGATTACCGCAGCGGAGCAGGCGTGATACGCAATATGGATATGCTGCTTGAGATAGACGGAATAGGAGAGGCGACGCTTGACGTATTAAAAGAATATCTATACGTAGCTGATTATGATTATGCAGAGATCACAACAACTTCTTTTCAGACGACTACAAGCACTACTACAACTACAACAACTATGACAACTACCACAACGCCTACATCACGTATGACCACAACGACTATGCCGCATATGAAAAAAGTTAATATTAATACCGCTTCTGCGAAGGACCTTTCCGAGTGTCTGCTTATAGACATCGGGCTAGCCGAAGATATAGTCGAGCTCAGGACAAACATACAGTATTTTGTTAATGATCTGGAGCTGCTGTATGTAGACGGCTTTTCAAAGGAAATGCTTGTTGAAAGACGGCCTTATATCGAATTATAATTTTTTTAAAATTCAAAAAAATAGGGTTATTGCATAAAACAATAACCCTATTAAAATATTAAATTTATATTTATATAAAATCTATATTAGTTCTTACCATTAAACAAACTAAATCATCCCAATTATTGATAAAATCCGTAATCGTATCAAATGACATCCTCCCCACCTAAAGAGTTGGAGTTTCTTGTTACAAAAAGATAAATTAGTTACGAAATTATTTGATACCTTAAATATAATATTGATTATTCTACTTCACATACTTCTCCCCGTCATAATATAGTGCGATCCAGCCAGACGGAATTCTGCCCCAGATGTTGTTGCCTACGGTCTTTACCTCCTGTACCGTTACAACAGTACCGGATTTCAGCACCGCATATGTTTGATTAAGCGAGTGTTTTTGTCCGTCCGCAGTCAGCTCAGTACGTTTCTTTTGCGCATAATTTATTCCCGCGCCCTTACGGACTATCAGATTCACCGCCGTGGTGTAGTTTTCACCCACTATGTATTTTGTAGCAGTCACCCCTTTTATTTTACTCTGATCTTTCGGACGAAGTACTCCGGCAAAATGATTGTAGTTGTGCTTAATCTTTGTACACTTATCATGATTGCCTGTCCAGTTCTGATCGTATGAATAGAAATATGTTGTGTCGCCCTCGCCTGTTGCTATAGCAATATGACCCCATCCGCCGCTTGATAGACTTGACTTCCACACGCAGATGTCACCTTTCTGCGGTACAAAGGACGGTGTGTTTGCAATTCTTGTAAAGTTCTTTGTCAGTTCAGATCTGACATTGAAGTTGTCAAAGTAATCATGAGCGTCACCCCAAGCACCCGGCTTAATGCCGAACACCTCGTTGAGGTAACACTTAATTAAATCTACACACTGTACGCCTGCTACGCCATCATAATCTACTGCCTTGCCATTGTGCTTTTTAATAAATTCATCATATGTAGCCATAATTTTATTCCTCCGTTTTCTTTTCCAGATTATTTATTCTGTGATTTACAACTTTCATTTTTTCTTCAATAATGGGAATACGTTCTGCAAAATTATTATGCTTGTCTACTTTTCTTTCAAGCTGCTGAATTCTATATGACATAAGTCTCATACCACCAAAACTTCCCACAAGTGTACCTAAAAAGCTAAGTAGTGCAACAATTATTTCGCTAGGCATCACTCGTCCTCCTTACTATTGTTCTTTTGATACTGCGTTCCGAAATAGAATGCGATAACAGTTGTAAAAATTGTCAAAAACTGTTCTGCTGATACTGCTTGCTTAACTGACAAAATGCAAAAAACAATCGTCAGCATAAGCGTTACAATTGACTTTACATTGATTAACTTAGCTAATTTCTGTTTCATAATTCTTACCTCCTAGTTTTGTTTATCCGCAAGTAGCACCCAGTTAATAAAAAAAGTACCATGCGGTATATCTGCGCCTTTACGAGTTAAAGTTGCTGTAGCGTTGGAATTTAAAGCAACTGATAGCATTAAATCAAGATTGTTTGGATTTATATCCCCACTATAACTTGGAACGCTCAATGTCGCAAGTATGCGAGGATTAGTGTGAGTATTCTTTAACGCATTAGAAATCATTGAGTTAGTAGCAAGGATTATATTATAAACAGAGTATACATCGCCATTATTTGTATTACTGCATGAAGTGCTTTGGGAACTTGTGCTTGTACTTTTGTATTGCGCTATCCACTTGCTACCATCCCAATTCAATGTTGTTACACCGGTCGAAACAATCTGTTTTAAAGCCGCAAGACTGCTGTCAGTAAACATTGTATTTAACTTTTGTTCCAAATTAGTCAACCGCTCATTAAGTATTTTTACATTTTGTTTAACAATATTATTTGCAACTCCTATTGCAACTATATCCATATCCTTACCACCTTACCCTTCCAAAATCGTGGCGTAAATCTCCGTTACACCTTGTACATCTGAAACAGAAACAGAATAAAAACCAGAAACATCAGCTGCGTAAATTTCATTATTACTACCAACTTCAACGCAACTAAAATCACTTAGTTTTACAAGTTCAAGTGGTTTTGACACACCATTTGCAGTCAGTTTTCCTGTAACTTTATAACTACCTGTTCCAGTAGCCTGCACTCGCAAGTCAGCCCCGTTGTGAACTAGTAATTCAGTAGTTAGACCGTCATTATATAAGTTTCCATTTATAACACAATACTTACTCATACAACCACTCCTTTTTACATATAAGATTTAACAGTTCCGCTACAAACAACAAAATTATTAGACTTTAAAAAATTACTTTGTTGCAATGTAGTGATTTTTGACCACTTCCTCTGCTTTTTTTAAATGAATATCGAATCCTGTATCACGCTTGGCCGATTCTCGTGAATCGTAAATACAAGTTGACCACTGCCACCAAAACACACCTGCAAAATATTTATCATTCTTGAACACTTCAAAACAGGATTCGTAAAAATTAGCCTGTTCTTCCTCATTCCACTTTTCATCTGATACAACGCAGTCATAGGGTTTAGCAGAACAACCATCGCCTGATCTACATCCGATTTCCATAAAAATATATTGTTTACCCCTGTTTTCGGCAATTGCATCAAGCCGATATTTAACATCTGTCCATGCTTTAGTCATATCATCTTTTGTTGTACCATTTTTGCCCACAGGATAATAAGCAGATATTCCAATATAATCAAGAGCATCAAACCATGCAACAGAATCTTCATGACCATGATTTGTGTTATAAACAATTTTGCCTTGATATATATTGCGTATTTTAGAAATTAAATTCAACCAATCTGCTTCCCTGTGTTCTGTGCCAATCATTTCGCAACCAATGCAAAGCATTTCTATTTTAAGCTCTCTTGCTAATTCGGCATAATGTAATATATAATTAGTATAACTCTTAAACCATTTGTCCCAATAACTATTCATATCATCCGTTTTAAGATCAGGAAAACCGATATGCGCTCGCCATATGCCATCTTCGGAATTGACCATAGGTTTAAGGCATATTTTAACATTGTGTTTGCGCGCATTAGAAACAAACGCCATAATATCCCAATCTGTTGGCGTTCTGTAATAATCAGAATGTATATCGGTTGAAGCATATGTTGATTGATAATTGACAACTGCTAAACAAACCCAATTAACGCCAAGCTGATACATCTTTTCTTGCGAATATAACCCTTGCTGGCTACGAATTTGACCACGATTAGCCAAATAGCCGTATGTAAAGCCTCTAATAGGCATTGTATCAACAAGTTTTTCGGTTATTGTAGATTTAGCTAATTGTGCAATATCTATATAGTTCTGAAATGGTGCATAGGGTGCTCCATCTGTATATCCAACGTTATTCATAATATTTTCCTCCTTGATTCAAGATTACAAATTATTTTGCTTCTAGTGCCGTAATTCTGTCCAACGCCTCTTGCAACTGATTGTATAAAGTTTCAATTGTTATTGTTTTTGGATCTTCGTCTTTTGTTACATATTCGCAAGCAATAGTTTTATTATTGTAAGTCAATTTATCTGAATCTCCTACAAGAGTAGCTTTTCCAGAAAGATTAAGCTTTGCATTGTCAGTACAATGCACTTCTGCTAAATCTGAAATCTCCAACACAGAACCGCCATTTGATACAGCCGGTCTGTCATCAGCAAGCTTCAGCCAAGGTAGTTGTTCTTCTTCCGTTAAATCTGCCCATTCGGGAGTTGTTTCTGGTGCAATAGATTCTAAATAAAGTTCTTCTGCTTTTTTGTTTAAACTAACATCTTTTTTGTTATTAAAGACACCTCTAATACAAACCTTTGATTTATCATGAACATCAATAGAACCGCTAGTCATTTTAACAGAAGAACCATTTAGTATTTCTACCACGCCTCGCAAAGTTACCCAAGTAGGTACACCACCTCCACCAAAAAATAAAGATGTTTTTCCCTCTACAAATAAAACAGGAGCAAAAGTCGGATGTTCTGGTGTTATAGTGGTATAACCTTCGCAATAAGCTTTGTCACTAAGATACTGATTTAATTGCCTTATAATATCGCCTGTATTATTAATGCTTAAATCAGATGACAAACTAGTATATTTACCATTTTTATATTCGACAATAATAGTATGTTGTGTACCATCAGCTTTACTACCAGTTATAGTAATATCATGCGTGTCAGCATTTTCCGTAATAGTTTGATTGGTTAATTCATTATCGCCACTACTTCCATTGTAAAACTGCACAATCCTCATATAATCTTCAAGACGAGGGTAAAAATAACCACCATTTTGAGTTTGAACGCCCTTTAATACAATTTGATTGTGATTCATATACAAATCAGCAGAATCAAATAATTGAATATGTGAATTACCATATAAAATAATTTCACTTTTATCTTCTAAACTAAATTGTGAGTCTCCGTGCATATCAAAATTTGAATGACCTCTTATTGCAAATACGCCATTATTGGATGCTGTTATATTACCATTGCCTGACGTATTAATTGAGGAAGTGTTTTCCATTGTAAGACTTGCTCTATCAAGTAGTGTAACAGTGGTTCTACCACCTTCGGTACCTCCTTTCGCCTCACTACCGCCAGACATTGTAATAAATGCTTCACCATGCATTGCAATTGATGCACCTTTGTCCATATATGCAGTACCATCATCAATTACAACCTGAGCTTTATTTCTCATATCAAATGAAGGATAGTTACTATCTTCCGTGTTACCATGCATTGTAAATCTTGCACCGTTAGACAATGCCATAAATGGACTATCTACCTGTGGAGTTGGATATTTTCTAGATGATATAACTATCTGTTCTTTAAAACTATTCGATTTGGTGTCACCGCATATAAGTGTTGTGCTTTCCCATAAAGAAGGAGTAGTGTAACTACAACTTCCTCCATTAGAATAGGAACAAGAAGCAAGAACGGGAGGATAATATGAATAAGCTGAGTTATTGCAAGTCAAATAATAACCGGCAGAAGCAGTTAATTCAATTCTATATTTTTTACCAGGTTCAAATAAACTCTGGTCAATACCAATATATCGACTATAATAATCTTTTTGTACTTCACTAAGGGTTATTGCATTTGAACCAGAAGTTGAAAGAGACACAGATCCATTAGGATTGTAATAAAATATAGGAGTTAACGCAGGATTTCTAGCTGTAGATATTGACTGAAAATTTGGATCTGTTTGCAAGTTGTATATTTCATTTTTAGATCCGTTGGTAATATCTGAAATAATTATACGTGATACAGTTAAAGGTTTAAGATAATCATATGCTTGAATTACAAACATTCCATAAGTATAACGTGAACCATCGTAATCTTCAAATAAGTTTAAGTCAAATTGTTTCACAGTTAATCCTGTCACACCCATAGGAACAGGAATCCCATTTCTTAATCCAATATATCCGCTACTTAATCCTGAAAAATAATAAATCCAAACATAATCATTTTCTTTTAAGATTTCACCACTTTTGTTGATAAATCTTTTGTGTGAGTTTGAATATTCCATAAGCTCAACAACAGCATGGCAAGTAGCTTCATCATATTCAACAACCCTTCCGTATGTACGTTTTAATCCGAGTATTTCTAAATTGTTATTTTTAATTAGTCTGTTTAATACACTCATCATATCACCTAACTTTCACAACACATTGACACACAATCCGTATCAAGTGGCAGCCATTGCAAGTTCACTGCTTCAATACTCATTTCTTCTAAACCCAATGGAATTGTAATTGATTGTATGATAAATGTTTGTGCTTTAAAATTATAGTAATCATTTGTCAGCATAACTGTCCTGTCGACGTCTAAATGCGGGATAATGGTATATTCAAATGATATCGTACAATTCATACAAGTATTTTGTAGCAATAAATATTCCGCTTGCTGTCTACATTTTTCTTCGCCTGTATCTGTTAATGTATCACCTAACGGTATATAATAAGTTCCACTTTCCAAACCTTTATAACCTACACTATAAATACAAACAGGAGATTGAGGATTTTCATTCTTGGCTGTGTAAGTGCAAATTTCGCCTTCAGTATTGTCAGTTGTAACAGTAATAATATTAACACCATCATAATTATATTGTACATTTAAATCTGTTTCCGTTATATCCACAATACCAAAATTAAACTGCGGTGTTAAATGTCTATACCAGGATGGAAGATTGTAATTAAAAACACGTTCCATTCTTAACCGACCATTAACATCGTAATAAATATAAGCACCGTACATTTCGGCTAACGTATCAAAAATTTCACCAAGAAAACCGCCCTCATTTACTACAATATCGTCGTAGAGTTCGGTTTCATAAAAAATAGGATCAATAATAGGTTCGATAGGATCAAGAGGAATATTATTTCCTAGATCAAGCATAAGTGTATCTCGTATAAGGTTTGCAATTTTTGTACCTTTCTTTGAATTTGTAATGCTTGTTTGATACTCTACCATGCACATTCTAGTATTTAATTCACCATTTAAAAAACCATATTTATCAACACCGCTAATATCTAAAATCTTACCATTACAACCAACTGTTTTAGTTATAAATACCCCTTGTGGAAACCAATAAACATCTTTATCTACGACTATTCCTATAAATAATTTAAATTTTCTATTATACCAAAATGGACTATCTACCTGTGGGAGGTATTTATTATCACTATTTATAATAGAAAGAGAACAAGACCTGCGACAGCCTTGTTCTCTGTTGATGGTAATTGTACCATTAGTAGAAGATAAATCACTTGTTATTTGACCTATTGCTCCCTCATAGTGTGATAAAATTTCTAATTTAATCTTCATTTTTCTCATTGGTTTTTTTAGAGCGGTAAGATAAGCATCATTTATCGTATTATAATATTCTATACAAATCACCCCTCTATTACAACTTTACCTGTATTTTCGACCTCAACCCAATTATACTTAATATTAGTTAAACCAAATACAGATGTACTATCATATATTCTTGTTGGATTATCAGAAATATTTATAACCCACACATCACCCTTATGTGATTTTAATAAAAATTCATTCTGACCCTTAATAAAATTATTCCATGCTTTTACCCTATCTATATTATCTATAATAGAATGATGAGGACAAGTGATGGTAAGTAAATCAGCAGAAAACGCCCCACTTTCATAATCTGTTATAGTTCTTGTCGTTTTAGGTTTAGTACCTGTACCTGTATGAACCGCCAATCCAATATTAGAAACAATATCGTTATCACTAATGTTTGCAATAAAATGCCACGTATCGGAAATTTTGTAATACTTACGATTATGCTTACTTGTTTGTTCCACAAGAGAATAAATTGTCCATCCATCCCATTGTACTTTTACGGTAGGTGAAGCAAACGCCTTGTAATTCGCGTAACATAGGTAATAAACATAAGTCTGGTTATTGCCTACTGAATAGTCAATAAAACTCTTATATCCTGTGCCAACAAATACTGTTTTATCCTCGTTAATATTCCTTCTAAATATTCTCAAAGATGAAGTGGTTGATAAATTATTAAATTCCCAGGTTATTTTAACTGCATGATTATCTAACATTTCAGATTTAAAATTAACAATCTTACTTGTGCCATCACTATTTATAATATTTTGTGAAGAAAAAGTTTTATCAATACTATAATAGTAAATTTTATCATCAAGAGTAGATATCTCGCATTCAATATTAAATGTATTACCTGCCCAGTCTACATAAAAACTGCTATCTAAATCGAAACTGTAAATTTCATCAGTCTCATCAACAAGAAGTTCGTCGCCGTTGTAAATTGTATATCTTGCTCCGGTTTCAAGTTGAAAGATATTATCTTTCAAAGTTGCCATCCCAGTTGATGAATTATATCCAGAAATAACACATCGTATACCCTCAACAACATGTCCGGTTTCTTCGCTAGGAGTTGTTTCTATCATGATTTGTTTACCAACAATATCAACTTCAATTCCGGTTCCTATATTAATATCTGTATTTGATTCAATTTCACTTATTGTTCCATCAAGTACTGCATCAGCATTACCTACAGTTTGGTACAAACGATATTTATAATACTTCAAACCAATATAATTAGGGTGTTTATAAGTAGCAGAACATTCTAGATCAAATCCCTTTGAAGCTGTACCGGTATTCACTGACAAAGTAACAAGAGGATCCTCTCTGCATTTAACATAATGTGGTCTGTCTATAAAGTAATTTGTAAAAATGCGAAACACAGTATCGGCTTCAGGTGCAGTTGAAAATCCATTTTTTAATTCTACCTCGCCTGTTGAATAATTATATGTTTCAATTAGTCTACGTTCTTCTCCAATTTCTATATATGCACCACCAACAAGATAAACGGAATCATCAGACCGAGTATAATAATATGCGCTTTTTAAATTTCCTATTTCCTTATTAATAATAAACTTACTAGTAGAATTCTTTTCTTTGATTTTACCTCGACAAAAATACATATCATATAATCCCACCCCATCGCCATACTGAGTATCGTCAGCAATGGTAGTTGGATCAGTTTGAAAAAAAGTATATTGATATTGCCAATCTTGACCGTTCTTAGCTATGTCATTAAAAACAACCTCTTTAACTCGTACTGTGTCACCATTATAGTATGTGTTTATATTACCCCCCTTTGGGAAGTAAGAATAATACTGCTCACCAGTTTTTAAATTAGTATACGTACATAATGCCCAACGCATAGCTGATCCTGCCGTGCAATTAAATTGATATTTAAAAATTGGCGCACGATCATATACACCATTAACTCCTTTATGTTTATTGATTTTTACTACTTCATCATCAGGAAAAACCGATGTAGCTGTCATTATCATTCTTTAAATTCACCGCCTTTTACATTAATACAAACAATGGGGCTGAATACTAAAACAGCCCCATCTACTATCTATTTCGCCCAACCATTCTATCCATATCAACTTGTTTTAAGTATCGATTCATCTGTTCCATAAAAGTTAATCCATCTGTAGTATTAATCGTATCAATTTGAAATACAATCGTAGAATTCTGATTTGTATTTGATTTATTTATGATATTTTTTGCACTTGCAATGCTTTTATTAATCCCATCACCTATACCTTTAATAAGATTATTTCCGACATATTTTACAAGATTATCTTTGTTAGCTACAAGGTCGTATAATTTTTTACCCTGTGCAGAATTAAATATAGTTTCAACCCTATTGGGTGTACCATGTACGTTAGCTAAACCTGTATAATCATCAATACCACCAGATTGATATGGTTTGATTATATTAAATCTGCTTTTCAGCGCACTTGTTAGCGTAGCCCAAATGCCCTTATTTAAAGCTTGTTTAGGATTGGACGATAATTCCGCTGCAATTAATTTACCATACAACTCAGTTTTCAACTGTTCGGCTTCAGCTTCTGTTTTACCAACACCAACAGTTTCGCCATCATATTGTACTAAATAAAGACCCTCTGATTTAGAACCTTCAACAGATAAATCAGAAAAATCAAGTGCTTTTCTAGCACGTTCTTTACAATCTTCTAAGAACTTAGTTCGACCTTCCATTGTTGTCATTTCTTTTTCAGAAACATCGGATAATTCTTTTAAATAATCTTTATTTTTATCCGTAATTGCCGAAACATACTTGAAAAGTGCTTGTTGTTCATCTTGATAAGCTTCAATTTGTTTTTCTTTTGACTCAATAGCCCTTTCTATTGCTTCAATTTCATCATTTATGCTACCAGACAACTTGTTTTGATAAGATGAGTAACCGTCTGCAAAATTGTTAAGTACTCCTGTATCTTGTTCCGCAATTTTAGAAGTCCAGTCTGAACCAAGAATTTTACTGGTAATAACTTCATCATCAGCATTTTTAATCCCATCGACAGTATCCTGCCATCTTTGTTTATAACTATCCCACAGATCTATTTCCGCATCCCTTTGTTTTTCAAGATCAGAAATCTGCTTATCGATCAAAGCATTATCATATTCTTGCTGTGCTTCTTGAATAGCTGAACTATCAGTTTCTAAATGCCACGAACTAGCCTCAGAATAAACCATAACTTTTTTCTTTTTGGCGTTTTCAAGATTATTTAATTTTTCTTGCAAATCAATGCTTTCTTGACGTTCTTCATTGGCAGATTTTATTGCATCAATCTCGGTATTATATTTATCTTCAACCAAAGATTTTTGTTTTTCAATATAATTTTCAACAGTAGTTGCAGCAGTTTCATATTGAGAAACAATTTCCTCTAACTGCTCCCTTTGTTCGGTCAGAATATTTTTTTGTTCTTCAAGAACTTCCTTTTCCTCGGTTGCCTTATCAATAATACTATCAAAAGCACTCTCATAAGCACTTATAATATTATCTGTTGTAAGACTAGTTTTCTCCGCACTATCAGCTGTTTCTTCAAATTGGTTTGTAAGAAGCTCTTGTAAATCATTCCATTTCTTTGTATTACTCGTAGCATTGGAAATAGCACTGTCAATTTCATTTAATGTTCTGATTGCTTGTGGGTCTTTGTATAATTTTAAACCATTAGTCAGAATAACAGTAGCCCTGTAATCTAACAACTGCTTAATATATTTTTGAGTACTTTTTATTTCTTCGTCAATAGTTTTCTGATAATCTTTTAAGTAATTTTTACGAGAAGCTGAAAGTTTATTTAATGCAATTGTATAACCATCAACTGTTTTGCTGAAAGATCCAGCTAAACTACTATCAATATCTATTAATTCTTTAACTGTATCACTATTAAGACTTTCCCCTGACTTAATAGCATTAATAGCATTATTAAATTTCTGAACATTAGTATTTACATCATCAAACGTTTCATTTGAAAATGTTGACAAGGTGTCATTAAAAACAGATATCTGATTTTTAAGTTCGGAATTGCCAATATCACAAGTTTGATTAATAGTATTAAAAAAGGTGTCTAATTGACTAATTAAATACGAATCGGTTTTTTCTAATTCAGAAACCCCATCTTCTGTACCGTCGGCTAAATCATACAAGGTATCTTTTAAATCTTCCAATCTTTGTAGTGCCGAGATTGTATCACTTGATGACGAAGCGTTAAGAAGCTTATTTTTAGCTTGTTCAGCTTGATCGAAAGCCGAAATAAAACTTTCCGTATATTCAGATGACCAATTGTTATTTGATATAAGTTTTTGTATTTTATCATACTCAGTTAGAGCAGATTTATATGTTTCGATCTCATCATCCAATGAAGTAATCTGCGCTTTCATATCAGATAACCATTTTTTACGGTTGTCATCTTCATCAATATCTTTCCATACTTCCGATAATTCTTTGTAAACGCCTTGCATCGATTCAAGACGTTCTTCCATAGTTCCAGTAAAAAACAAATCATCGCCATTAACAGGATTAATATTTGCATTATTAAACTCAGAAATAATTCGTTCTATTTCTTTATAAGAGTTCCAGTCACCCCATCCTGGTGATTCTACAGTATTGTAATCAATACCCTTTTTACCAGTTAATTCATAAGTTGGTGCAATGTCATTTATATATTTGTAAGTACTACTGGTATTTAATCTTTTTTTTGCATAAGCAACCGCTTCTTCATTACTAAGCTTTCTTTCACTGTTTGTTGGATCGGTGACTGTAGAGTTGTCATCAAGCCAATTCTGCGCCTGCTCCTTTCTGAGCTTTTGCATTTCGACTATTTGTTCAGAAATCTTTCCAGTAACAAGATCGATATTTTCTGCTTCTTTACCGTATTTTTCAATAAGACTATCCTGAATTGACTGTAATTCTTCTTTTGCAATTGAAAGATCATCGGTAGATGCTACTACTTTTAAATACTGTTCTGAAAGGTCATTTAGCGACTTTTCTTCTTCCTTAAAGCTTTCAATAGATTCTGTAAGACTTGTATTAAATTGTTCAAGATTTTCCTTTGCTTCTTTAGCACTATTGACAAGTTTGGTTATACCTGTTATAATTATATCAATAACAATTGCAATACCCATATTTAAAAGAGTATTTAATGCCAATTTTAAAGATTTTAACCCAACAGCTGCAATGCGGGATTTAACTGAAAGCGTCTGATTGGCAGCAGCCAATGCTTTGGTATCAACCGTAGCACCCTTGACTTTGTCGGCATAATCTTTAACTTCTTGTCGGCAGTCTTTAAGATATTTCTCTGTTGCCTCTGTATAATCTAATCCTTCTAATAAAGCGGCGTTGTACTCATTAAGCTTATTTATCTCATCTTCAGTAAAAATAATTTTTTCTTCTTTACTGAATAACTGTTTGAAAAATTGTTTATTAACACGTGTTCCAAGTAAAGTTAAAGATGTCTTATCTCCATCATCTTTGTCAGTAACCGTATCAAAGACCGTTTATTCACAATATTGTTTTGAAATACTATGAAAGGGGAGTTACTTTATGAAAGATAATTTTTGTATAGATCCGATAACTAATAAAAAATTAGACCTCAGTTGTAATCTTCATGATATCAGTGAAAATTCTGAAGATAAAATCCATTATAGAAAGTTTTGTCACGCTTGCGGAGCATCATATTTTCCTGGTATTTTTATTGGAAGCAGAATGAAAGATCCTTATTACAACATGACTGAAGAACATTACGATAAATGCTATTTTTGCGGTAATGAATTAGATTTAAATCCATTTACTATTGATGATGATTTTGATGAAACACTAGTTCAAAAAAGAATAAAAAAAGAAGAAAAGTGTAGACATCATGGAGCAATTAAGCTCACAATGAAAGTACAAAATGTATCATACGAAGAAGCTTGTAAAATCCATGCTGATGATCAAAAGAATGTTACTCAACAATCATCACAATCACAAACTACTTCAACACCTCAATGTCCTATTTGTGGATCTACAAAACTTGCCAAAATAAGTGCAACGCGCAAGATTGGCAAAATAGCTTTATTTGGAGTTTTTGGTATGGGGGATAACGGAAAAACATGGAGATGTAAAAATTGCGGAAGTAAATTTTAATATAATTATATTGTAACTTTCCTCACCTAAAGAGGTGGGTTTTTCTTACTAAAAGAAGTCAAAAATATTTTATAACAAAATAACGGTTGTACTGTATGGTACAACCGTTTACTTGTGACATCCTCCCCCACCTAAAGAGGCGGGGCTTCCTCTCGCACTCAGGCGAGCATTCGGTTCTCGTTCGATAGTACTAATGTACTAAGCGCAAGCGAGCTAACTCCGTGCGTCCACGGTTCTATGCATTGGTTATATATTCTAAATTTGTAAGCCTTGTTCGCCATGGTGTTACTTCCTTTTTCTCTCTTTTTGGCATTGACTTTCTATGTATTTCTTGATAACCTCAATCGGTGCACCGCCTGTTGTAAGCAAGCAAAAACTCTGACTCCAAAAGTATTCTTTCCAAAGCTTTTGTCGTATCTGCGGAAATTCTTTCTTCAAAAGCCTACTGCTTGCGCTTTTGTAGGCATTTATGAATTTGCTGATTTCAGAATTAGGATGCGCTTTGAACAAAATATGCACATGATCTTTATCGTGATTCCATTCCTGCAAAGTAATATTGTAATTCGGAGCTATATACTCGAAGATTTCTTTTGCACGGTTGGAAATATCATCATCAAACGCTTTCCTTCGGTATTTTACAACAAGCACAAGATGATAGTGCAACAAAAATACTGAATGTGCATTACTATCTAATTTCACGTATTTATCAGCCTTTCTTATTTTCGACTGATTTTATTATATCATATTTTTTCTACTTTGTCAACAACTTGTGAGAACGCAATTCACCCCCCCACCTTAGAGGTAGGGGAGGATGTCACACATATAATATTACTCCCTTTGTACAATTTATACATTAATTATACAAAAAAGGCAATATTTTGTCAATATCACTCGACAATTATTTTACGGTCTTATGTCACCCTTGACCTAGGGCAAAACACGCATAAAGGGCGAGACATATTCGTCCTATTTGAAACTTAACTATGCGCTGTTGCTATGAGCGTTACTCACAGATTAGAATACACCTTTACCTTGCCACAAGGTAGTTGCCGTCTACTCGTTGAACCTTCTGTGTCTCACGACAGAGTTTGGCTGCTGATCAGACATTGTTCAAAACACTTAGCACCATAAATGGCTTTTATCTCAGCATATGTCATCTTCGTTGTTATTTCTGAGTTTCCTCACTCTCAATTGCACATTGAACAGTCACGAAGCCTTAGCCTTTTCCAGCAGTTTGACAACCTTATTTTAAAACGCGTTACATTCTATGCACATGTAATTTGTGGCTGTGCATAAACGGGCATCTTTGTAAGTTTACCTACGTTTTTTAAACTCAATCCTGCTCCAATAATAGGGAGCAATGTGTTTAAAGCACCAAAGCGATCAATCAAATTATCCAGTATGTTAATACCACTTGATAATGCAGAAAGTCCGCCTTTAATTAAATCAGTATTAGCAAGGTTTTTTACAAACTTTGTCCATGTATTTGATAATTTATTAAGCTGTCCTTCCCAACTTTGCGCTGTTTTTTCTGCTTCTTGCATAGCGGAACCTACAGCATCTTCCGAATGGTATTCGGACAACATTTTTTTATAAACATCCCAATTGTTTAATAGTGCATTAAGCTGATTACCACGATATTTACCACCAACGGCATTAATTAAATTAGCTACTTTAATTGAACCTTCACTTTCTTTACTTACGGCAGAAGCAAGTTCTTCAAGTATCTCCATTGGATCTCGCAAAGAAACTACACCATCTTTAACTTGTTTTAAAGAAACACCCAAATCGGCACAAGCTTTTTCGTATTTAGTTAACGATTCAGTAGTAATATCTTCACCGCCATCACCTATCTCCTCAGCAGTTCCTTTTACTTGCTGAAGATTCATGAGAATACCTTTAAACGCACGCCCAGCAATATCTCCGCCCTGCTGTGTAGTTGCAATCATTGTACCAACTGCTGCTGTCAAACTATCTACACCAACACCTGCGGTTTCGGCTTGACTTGCCGCTATCTTAGTAGCTTCTGCAAGATCAGTCATATTTAAAGCATTGTGGTTAGTAATATAATTTTGCGAATCCAATGTTGCGTTTAATTTCTCTATATTACCGTTATATTGATAAGCAGCATCAGTAGCAATTAAATATTGATTAGCTAAATCAGATGTCATATCACCTGCTGACTGAGCAAGTATAGAAAGCGTTGCCATTTCTTCTGATTCTGATTCACCAAATCCAGCACGGGAAGCCTCCTGTACACCATAAAGATAATCAGTAGCCTTTTGTCCTAGTTTGCTAGCTTCATCAAAAGCATTTTCACCAAGCTTTTTTAAACTGGTATCTGTTCGGTCAGAAGTTTTTGAAATTTCTGTAAGTATCGTATCAAGTTCTTTAAGCTCTGTAATAGCAGTTCTAACCGTACCGGCTAAATAACTTACAGCCGTTGTAATAGTCATCCAACCGCCAAATCTTCTGATCTTTTCTTTCAAATCATCAAAAAAACTGAGACCGCTATTACCAGTAGCTTTTATTTCAGCACTTGTAGTTCTAAATTGCCGATTAATGCTATCAAACGATGTCTTTAATTCTTTGTCGGTCAAATCACTTTCCATCTGTAATTTTTTTAAACTTGCTATCATGCTATCAGTAGCTTGTTTATATTCACTTTCAGCTCCACTACTTGTATACATAGCTTTAGAATTATCCCGCTGATATGACTGGATAGTATATATTAATTTTTGAATATCTTGTTTAATTTTTTGAATATTCTGAAGAGATTTACTATCCGTAAAAGAATTTTTATAAACTATACTTGCATTGGTTAATTCGTTTTTAAGCTGATTAAGTTTAATTCTAAATTCGTCAAGAGAAGAAGAATTGCCGCCAATATTATTAAGTTCTAATCTTAAAGAATTAATTTTTTCTTCAAACTCAGTATTGAAAATAGGTGAAGTTTTCCACTTGTTTTCAAGAATAGTTAAATCATCAGTAAAATTAGACACCAAGGCACTAATTCTTGCTGAAGAAGTATTATATTTATCTAAATAACGTGATTGTGCTAATTTTAATTCCTCTTCGCCAATTTTTCTGAGTTCATTTTTCTGAGCTTCTAATTCATTGGTTATAAGCTTTTTCTTTGATAATTGTTTTTCATCATAAGAAATACGCTTCTCTAAATTAGAAATTTGTCTTTTTAATTCATTAGATTCTTCTTTTCCAGCAGTAATTAATTGTTTTTTTAGAGTGTTAACCTTATTTATTTCAGCAAACATCTTTTCATAATAATATGATTGTTGTTTTGCTGTTGAATTATCAGCCTGCTCTAATAACTGCAAATTTTTAATTTGTGTTTCAGCACTTTTTACAGATAAAACAAGATCACGATATTTTTCAGACCATTCCTTATTTCTACCCAGCTGCACTTCTACTGCATTAACTTTATTTAATTTACTTTCCAAGCTACTAACAACATTTGCAACTTCTTCAGGTTGATTTTTAAGTCTTGAAAAATTATTTATAATCTCTTGAATAGTGGCGGGCATTTTAGCTAATGTATTTTCGGCATTAGTTACCTTATTAAAGGAACTCGCTGTAGTGTCAAGATTTACTTTAATCTCATTAGCAGTTTTCTTTAAAACATTAAATAAACGTTCAACATTTTCAACCGATCCACCTTGCCCCAGGCTATTAATTGCTTGATTTACAGCAGATATTTCATTAGTCAATCCGCTTTTGATACCTGAATTTGTTTGTTCAAATTCTGACAACATTGTGGTATATTTTGATCTTGCTTTATCAATATCAGATATTAACTTCAAAATACCTTTTTCAGAACTTTTACCAGAAAAATATGTAAATTTTTCTCCGGTATCATCCAAAACATAATTTAAGGTCTCTATTTGTCCTGTTAAGGATTTAACATCTGCTACAATCTTAATTATCTCCCCGGAATCGTCTTTAACCCAAGAAAAAGTAGGAGTTCCATACTTACCAAGGACATTTCTAGCATTATCTAAGGTTTTATTTATGTCCAATTGCCCATCGGCATTAAAAGCTGTTTTAAACGTATCTGCAATTGTTGTATCTATATTTTTAATTTTATAATTAATATTTTGGACTGATTTGTCCATTTGCCGTTCAATGTTTTTCATATCAGTTTGAATAGCATCCAAATTCAGTCCGTCAATATTCAATTTTATTTTTTTACTTATATTTGACAATTGAGATTGAATTGCAGTTTGTGTTTTATTTATATCTAGTTCTGAAGTTAATTTAACCTTTCCCTTATCATTTTTAGACAATATATCATTGAGCTTTAAAATATCATCCTCAACATTTACTACTGTTTGCTCTATATTCAAGCTAGCACTTATAAACAGTCCGTCATTATCTTTTGGCATTTACCCACCTCGCTTACACCCTATATCCTTTTTTGGGATTGTTGATTTTTATTCTTATTCCATATGGATTGTTTAATTGAAAATCTGCAATACCATTTTCAATAAAATATGCGCCCTCTCTATATCCAAAATTTTTTATATCCTTGAACCACACATTTTGTTTAACCTGATAACCATAATTAAGCAAATACGCAGTATTGACAGTTTCGCCATTGCTTTGCCAATCACTGCTGTTCCAACCATATAAACCATCACCAGACCGATGATACCCGCTTTCATCAAAATAGACATTAAGAATTATAACTGTTCCAACAACTTTAATATCAACGAAATCTTCAACCCTCAATGAACTTTGAAAACGACCTGTACGTTCATAGATTTTAGCAGGATGCGAATACATATATTCATCAAGACGATTCTGAATACAATTACGCAATCTTACTACTTCTTCTTTTAACACCTGAGCGTAAGACTTGCCGTTTTTCATTTTTAACTTAAACGGATCAATTTTTTGTATTTGTGATTTTAATTTCATTTGTACCCAACCACATTTCAATATTTGCCAAATCAGTTTCCGCTTGATTCTGAGATGTTTTGCTACACACAGTAATTTTAATATTACTTCCGTTTTTTATATTAAGGCTTAATAATCCTAATATAGATTTTGCATTAACCGTTCTTTCGCCTGTAAAATATATATAAGAGGGAAGTGATTGTAAAAAATAGACCAACTTATGTATTAGTCTAGAATTTAAAAAAGATACAATTCTAATTTTTTTCTGAGCAGAAAACATTTATCCACCTATACTTTCACTTTCTTTATTAACCGAAACAAAAGTAATATCATCTTTTTTTGCTTTTTGACCTATTACTCCATTATCAACAAGTGCTTTTGTAAGTTTGTCAGCAGTTAAATTTCCCTGAATTTCAGAAACAACATTTATTACTTTTTTAATATCATCAGATGAAATATATTTATCTCCCAAAATAGTACTCTGCTTGTCAATAATATTGGATATTTTATTAGACAATTCGGAAATCGCCTTATCAGCTTGCGACATAACTTTTTCGGCTGCCATATATTTAATTGCCGTATCAATTTCTTTATCAATGGCGTTAATTATAGTTGTAAGTTGTTCTTGATCTGGACGTGTAAAACACGGATTCAATAGACCATCATCATACAATTTAATTAAATCTGCAATTTTATTAATTTGCCATTTTTTTTCTCCATAAAAAACACAAATGCAATAATTAATAAAAGCTTGACGAAAAGCTTCTCCGTGTAAAAGAGTATTCTTAACTACGTATTCCACAAATGTAGTCATTTCTGTAAGCGTAAGTTTATTTTTCATTTAATTTGCCTCCATGTCAATATTGTTTACAGACCACAAACCAATACCTATGGCATCGGCCTCATCTTCAGTAGTATCTATTTTAAATTTTTCTTTCACCATTTTTATAGTATTTTCCTTTTGCTCCGCTCGTCTTTTTCCTGTAATACCACAAAATTTTTTCCATGTAACGGGAGCTACCGTAGTGAATGGTATTTTTTTATCAAAAAGTAATTTAAACAAAACACCTTGTAATTGCGATAGCTGATTATATGTCGCATAAGACTGTTGGAACTGTACATTTTCCAAAACAACAAAATCTGGTTTGTACTTATCTATTAGCCCGGCAATTAACTCAGATGTTTTTTTCATACGTTCTAAAGGAAGATTTTTTTTTATACTACTATCAACATGACCATAGTCTATAAGATTTGTATTATCAAAAACACTGAAACCACTAATTTTTGTACTTTGATCAAGATTTAAAAATCTCATTTATAATGCTACACCTCTCAATCTATTAATACATTTTTTTATTATCTAGATGCGCATCCGAAAACACACACCCCAATTACCTCAATCTATCAACACATTTTTTTATTATCTTATAAATTTCTAATATTTCATTATCAGAAATACTTTCATCTAAAGAAATTCTAATACTTTCAAATGCTTGTTTATCCGTTAACCCAATTGCTTTAAGAGTATTTGAAGGATTTAATCCGTTGCCGTGACAAGCCGAACCGGATGATACACAAAGACCTTCTGTATCTAACATAATCACTAAACTTTCGGACTCACAATCTCTAACATGAATATTTAAAATATTTGCTATACGATTATCAAGCGAACCATTAAGACTTACCCCATCAATAGTCAATAATAATTTTAATAGTTTTTCTGATTTGGCTCTTATTTTATCTTGTTGAGATAAATTCTGCTTTGCAATTTCAATCGCCTTGCCAAGACCTACAATATTAGCAACATTTTCTGTACCCGCACGAAAACCAGATTCTTGCATACCACCATCAATTAATGGAGATATTCTATTTTGGATGTCTTTACAAATATATAACACGCCTATACCTTTCGGAGCATGAAACTTATGCCCAGAAAACGACATAAGATCAATATTTAAATCTTTCACATCTATTTCCATATGACCCATTGCCTGAGTGGCATCGGTATGAAATAAAACATCATTTGCTTTACATATTTCGCCGATTTGCTTTACAGGCTGAATAGTTCCTATCTCGTTATTTACAGTCATAACAGATACTAAATTTGTATTACATCTAAGATGTTTCGTTACATCTGAAACACTAATTACCCCCTTTGAATCAGGATTTAAATATGTAATTATTATTTCATTATCCCGTGCGAGTCTTTTACATGAATTAAGTACGCTTGGATGCTCAAAACTAGTCGTTATAATTCGACCCGGAGATGAAAATTTAATTCCCTTAAAAACCCAATTATTACTTTCGGTCGCACCACTTGTAAAAAATATTTCTTCTGGTAAAGCATTTATAGCAGTAGCAACTTGTTCTCTTGCCTTTTCTATTGCTTTTTTATTTTTATAGCCAATGCTATAAAGAGAACTTGCATTACCATAATTATTTTTTAAATAAGGCAGCATTACATTAAATACTTCTTCAAATATTTTCGTTGTTGCTGCATTATCACAATAAATCATTGCATATCACCACCAAAAAATAATATATGGGGAAACAATCTTCTTGCTTCCCCATATGCTTTATTCTATATTTTCCATATTTGTTCTACGAATTGTTTTATTTTTTCTTCGACTGACAGACATAATATTTTTTTGTATATCTCTTGCTACAGAGGGAAGTAACTGAGAAAAATCATAATCCTCATTAATTCCTATATTATCAAATCTAACTTTAGCTTCACTCTCATTTATAACACCTTCGCGTAACTCACCAAGTATGAGATTAATTTGATAATGCTCTGTGCTACATGAATTTGATTGCCATTGTTCGTACCTAGGACAATGAGGGCAATAATTATACTCTTTGCCACAGATCCAGCACTGAGTTGTATTTGCAGACATTGTTACGAAACACCTGGAATAACAAGACTATAGAACTGTTTGTCCTTATCACAATAATCAACGGCACAATCCATTGTAATTGTATATGTACTGTCAAGTCCAATTGGAGTTTCATAAGATGACTGTATCTTAGCAGTTGGGAATCTATAATATGCGTAAATAGCCGTAGACTGATCACAAACATCAAAGCCTTTAACTTCAACATAAAGACGGCCGGCTTCCGGGAAATCTTTTGCTGAAGCTGTCATTCCCACGGCATTTGTAGTTTCATATTCGTACTTAACTAGAACTGTTTCCCCAGCAGTAATATCATCTGTTTCAAAAGTTATAGTCTTAGAAACATCTGTGTAAGTTACTGTACCAGCAGCGGTCGCCGCACCTACTTTAAATATTCTATCAGCTGAGCCATCTTTAGATAAAGTAGTAACACTAATTGTTCCGTTTATAGCATTATTCTTTAAAACAACTGTGGTCTGAGAAGCACTTATTTCAAATTCTTCAAAAGCTGTGGTAACAAGTTTGTTTTCCTCACTTGCTATCTGTTTTGAAGTACCGTTCATTGCAGCAATAATGTTAATATCATAAACAGGTGTGCTAAAACTTACAGTGCAACTCTTTCCGCGAGTGATAGTTGCAATAACATTTCCGTTAGCATCTTCTTTTGTCTGTTCATTACCATCAACCTGGATAGAAAAATCCTGTACTTGATTAGTGTACCAGTTAGTCGCACCATCGTTCTTTGTATGAATAGCTCTTGTAATTTCCTGTGGAATAAATGTATTTATACTCATTTTGCATCCTTTCTTTATAATATGCCAGACTTAAGATTAAAACTATTTTAAAGTTCTCATCCAATCTAATTCTTTTTTTATTGCCGGATTATCTTTTAAACTCAAACAACCACTGTACAATCCGGTAAATAAATGGTCGCTATTATTCCTAACTTGTATTCGTTTCACAGTGTCCCAAAAATAATATATTTTCCTACCAAAAATAGTATCTATAGTTTCTTTTGATCCACAATCATTTACCACAGATGATACTAAAGGAAGCAAAAAAGATTTACTGGGACAATACATCTCTTTTTTTTTAGCACTTTCCAATTTACGCCTTGCATGAGCGATTGCCATTTTTTTTTGACTTTCAAGATTAAGTATTTTTGTAAATTGTGGTACAGGTATATTAGCAAGCTTTCGCATATATTCAACAAGAGTATTGTATATACTTTCGGTAATAACAATTCCATCATTGTTTTTTAAATATACGTTTTTATTGTTATCATTTAATGGTCTCATGGTGCTAAAATCTAAGTCTTTAAAAAAAAGTCCTGAAATATCCATATCAAATTCCGGCGAAAGACATACAAACAAATCCCAATCTGTTACCTGCGTAAAGTCTATATCTAAGTCAGTTAAAAATACAATTATGTTATCATCAAGATTATGTGCTGTGAAACTTTGACAAAAAGCAAAAAAAGCATTTTCACCTTTTTCTATAATTTGTTCTAGAGTAGGCTGACAAATAGTAATTGTTTCCGAAATTTTAATATCATCACCATGGTATAATTTAAGTTCATCCACCTTCATTTTGTATTTCCGCACCTGTCCTCATTAAGATCCTGTCCCTGGAATATCATTTCTCGAACCTTATAAACGGGTGAAAGATTATATTCAGTGTTTGAAACAAGACTTAACTTTCCATAAGCCCAACCATCAGTACCATTAAGCAATTTATCAATTAAAGTAGACAAGTAATCAAGTCTTGTAGCAGAAACTCCGGCTTTATTTAGCTGCATTTTATCCTGATGACAAATAAGCTTTATTGTCATGTGAGGATATTCCCACACTTGTCGGAATAACATTTTAGGAATAGATACTTCAATCGTAATATATAATTCTGTTTCGGTTTGTGTCTGTGGTATATATCCAAAAGGAAAAATGTTGCTATACACAATATTTTCGACATCTTCTTCTGTTTTTTCAAACAACTCTATAATCTCATTTTGAGAAAGTATCATTGAAATAGTTTTATTTTTCCATTCAGGAATAGCTGAAGAATTTGGTATATTAAACACCTCCTACGATGTTAACCAACAATTCCGATGAAACACCATCTATGGTACAAACAAGCTTAAAAGCACTGCCTATGAGAGATTTGTTGAATAAACAATTTACTTTCGCCGTATTTCTATCTGAAACCAAGTTAACAAAATCTTTTTGAATATCAAGAAGTCTAAGTGACCACTCGACAGAATTGTCACTCTGAACCCTGAAAGTTTTACTCATACCTCCACAACGTATCTCAGGATTGCCATTATATACAATTTCAATTGGTTTTGTTACAGAATTTGGTACAAAATAATCACATAGCATAAGATCAATATTATCAGTTTGAGAATTATACTGATCTTCTGTAAACACAAGGCAAATTCTACCCTTTCCCATAAATGACTTTGTTACAGTATCAACGCGAGTAAGCTTATATGGCTTAGGTTTGTTCAAATCATTATCAATAAACATGCGCTTATCCGATTTAAGCTTTACTGTTTCGTTATCAAGAATTGTATAAATCATCAACTGATTATATCCAATTGTAATCATTTTAGTTTTTTCACTACCAGAATTATATTGAGAAGCGGATAAAACAATTGCGGGACGACTAACTATTTCGCCGTTTTTATTTTGCCATTTAAGAATCCAATTGCAACGTGTTAATTTACCACTAAAATAAAGATAACTTTTGCATTCCGATTCTGTACATAACCAATAACTTTTTTCTTTTGGGTTATAAAAAATATCTCCATGTCTTACAGGAGTATCTATCAGACTTGTAAAACTTTCTTGATACCCCATATTCTCAGTAAATTTTTGCGAATAAATTTGAAGTCTTTTTTTATCTTCAGTAAAATAATCAATAAATGTATCTATATCCAAAGAGTTTTCAAAATTATTTCGAAGTCTTTTGAGAATTAAGTTAGTTTCCATATCTTTATGGTTTTTACATCCAGTTGCGTTGCTAATGGACCTATAATAACTTATATCCTTATCCAAATTAGCACCTAACTTTCATAAAGAATTGTTTTTCTTTTATTTGTTAATCTATCACGAGCAGCATAATTACTTATTAAAACCTCAGTTTTATTCTTATACCAATTTAACAAATCTTCAAATGTTTTTCTTTCGTTTGCTGGTGAAAATAAAGACTTAATATCAGTTGTAGATAAACTGTTAATTATTGGTTTTAATTTAGATATATCTCTTTCCAGATAAATTGAATACATTATACGAGAAATAATTTCAATCTCTCGCGTAGTAGCTGTAAAATTAAAACAACCATTATCTTTATCAATATCGTAGAAATCAACATCTGGAGTACATTTAAGTGTAAAAATATCAACAGCTTCTAATAAATAAGCATTTGCTCGTTCTCTTGCAATCTCCATGGATTCCTGTGAAGTATGATTATAATAATCAAAAAAATCAGGGTCGTTTTCCACCTTGTCAAAAAATCTGGTATAAAAAAAATCAAAAGAAGTTGCTGACATTTAATTACCACCTTACTGTTTTGATTTTGACGATGGACGTCCAACTTTCTTTATTGTTTCATTATTCTCTTTTACATTAGTAGCATTGCTATTCATAGAAGCAATCATACTTTGCATTTCGGCAATCTGTTGCTTTAAAACTGCATTTTGTTCTATAATAGCATTAATTGTTTGTGCAGAAATTGTTTCTTTTTCAATATCTTTTGATTTTAAAACAATTTTAGTTTTATAAATTCCACGTCTAAGTTCCAATCCTCTCGCTTCAACAATTTTAATAACTCTATTTGAAAGATCATTGTTATCATTTTCTTTTAACGAAATGAAAATCGTCCGCACTCTATCAAAAATCGAGGTGTTAGTAATATCTAATATTTTCTGAAGTCCTTCGACAGACGGATTTAACAAAATATCTTTTATTTCTTTATTAGTAATAATATTATTCCAATTACTAATTCCAAGAGCTTTAAAAATTTCTTCTTTATCATCTTCAGCAAACTGTACTAATCCAGTTCTAAAGCAATCGCTGATACCATTAACATAATTAATTTCAGCAAATGATAAAAAGTCAACCGATGGTGTATCATCTACTGCGGGAGGTAGAATATGAGTCATGATATTTGTAGTAATACATATATTATTTTCGTTATAATTATATATTGGAATAGACATACTTTCTGTAATTGACATGTATTAAAATCCTTTCATTGCATAGAAAAAGCGGTTAGAACAATCCAACCGCTTTCTATGTATTAATTTATTAAGCTGTAAAAGTAATCTTAGCAACCTTTTCAGGATTAGTAATTTTGATTCCATATTCATATCCGGTAAATTTAAGCGACACTCTTTCCCTGTTGTTATCTAGCGTTTCATAAACTCTAAGTTCACCTCTGTCACAAATTGTACCAATTTTACCCGCTACGCCAAAAATTCTTTTATCAGGTACCAGAAGTTCACCATCTGCTGCCTTTCTAGCTCCAGAAAAACCACCTATAAGACAACCACCATATTCTTTAACAAGACCGTATCTATTGTATTCATCTTTCATTTTATCTGACATAAAAGATGTATAACCTGCCATATTAGCTATTGCTTGTGCATACTTATTAAGACCAAATATAATACCTTCGTCTCCATCTGCAAGTTCATCAAGTACATAAAGAGCAAGTTTATCAAGTACAGTCTTAGTGAGTGCTGATTCTCCGCCCGTCACTGCAAATACCTGTGCTCCACCTGAAATAGCATTATCAAGTGCCGAAAATACATCCTTAATCTTTTTATTATCAAGTGCTTCTTTAGCAAAAACAGTCAAATTAGCAATATTCTTAAACCCTCCACGTCTAAGTTGTGCATATGAAATCTCAGTTTCAACTTGCGCGTGTTTCCATGTAGGAACAAGAGCAGAACCGTCAATATATGATTTGTATACATTTCCACCCTTGGCTGATTCATAAGCAATAAGTGTATTTTTAGGCGTTTTATTTATTACATAATCATCAAACTCACCAATTGAATCAGGTTCAAATATCTTCTCAATCAACGCATCGGGTTTACTATATACCGGATCGCTGATTGTTTTAATAACAAATTCTGCAATTTCATACTCAGGGTCTCTTCCCTTTGTTCCGATTTCTTTTGCCCACGCATCAACAATTTCAGATATATCCTTTTCTTCAGATGTAAGATTGATGTTTCGATTGACTTTTTCTGCCCAATCGTACATAACACCGTCTTTTTCCATTATTTCAGCAATTTCCATTTTTACAGACATATTTTATTCTCCCTTCAGTTATTTAGTCGCCAGAAATAGTATTCCAATCAGTAACTATAAATGTAACCCCAGTATGTACACCTGCATCTTTAATTCCAAGCGACTCAACCTTTAAATTTGAATTTCCAGAAGAAGCTTTCGTGAACTTTCCATTAGTATTTACAACAAGATAATCTCCTACTGATAATTCAGTTTCAACTTGATCTGTCCAATAAATTTCTCCTATAATAGGTTTAATTAAAACAATTTTATCTCCAGACTTTATAGTTTCAAGATCATAATCTGACACTTCGCCCCTAAGAGAATCAAGACCTGTAGGAATAAACTCTTTTGCTACAATAAATATATCTGTTGCAGTTGCAGTCGAGGGAAAATCAGCTTCAAAACTTTCACCCTTTATAACACCCATTCCTACCTTCATATCATCCCCAGCAGAATACATTGCATCTGCATTTTTACCATTGATATCTTCAAGAACTCTAAACATAAATACTCCTCTCTTTCTTTACTTATTTAAAAACTTACGCATTATGTGTCTATAGTCAAATGAATCACAATCATCATTAGTAAGACTTACAGTTTCAGTGGAAACAACTGTCTCAGAATTTTTGAAATTAAGCTTTTGAGACATAAATCTGTCTACAATTAATGACTTAATAGCATTTTCGTCTACATTGTCAATAAAAGATTTAATTTGCTCCGAACTTTCAATTTCTTCTGCCGAAATGTAACCAGATTTGATCGCATATTGTTTTAAATTTTCTTGCTTTTCGGCGATTTCTTTCTTCTTCTTTTCGTTTTCAGTTTTTTCATATAATTCTTTGTAATCGGTGAGTGTAGCAACCTTTGCATTCAAATCCTGAATCTTAGCATCGGCTGCCAAAAGCGCCTCGTTCTTCTTTTGAATCTCAGAATTTAATTTTTCTATTGTTGAATTAATCTCGCCAATTAAAACAGTCAATTTAACAGTGTCAATATTAGTAATTGTCACATTATCATTTTCAACTGTATATGCAACTTTTTGATATTCCAGTTCGTCATTTTTAAAATCTCCTTTAAATAAGGCGTAATTTTCATTAGGGAAAATATAAACAATCCATCCACACAAATTAGTCTTGTCTCTATAAGCCGTTTCAAGCCTCCTACGCAAATCTGAAAATGTTAATTCAGACATGTTAACATTACTATTTACTACATTAGAATTAGTTGAACCTATAATCTTATTTGTTTCACTCATACTTAATTGAGCACCCTCCTTATCTAACTTTAAATCTAATTCAATTGCCTCTGCTATAATATTGTCGGGATCATTAATATCTTCTGCTAATGTAAGTGTAACAGCGCAATCACCGTAAGCAGGTTTAGATTTACTACCCAATAAACAATCTGCTTCAAATTCATATTCTTCCAATATTTCTTTATCCTTAAGCACTTTGGATTTTTCAGATATAATTTCCCACGAAGAGTGTAAAAGCTTTTTGGCAAATAAACGTTTAATAGCTGCGCAAATGTTTTTATTCCTTTTCCAAATTACACTTGTGACAAATAAACAGGGTGTGTTAATTATCTCGCCGTTAATTTCTACATTATCATTTTTAACTTTAACAGATGTATTAACACCAATAGGAGTTGTGTTAAAAATAACCTCTCCATCTGAATTTACAAAACATTCATGTCCACCTAAATCATCCTCTTGATTAATTTTTTTATATTTAGCCACTACAGGTTGATTAACAAGTGTTTGCGCTTTTTCTTCAGCACCCTCAATGGGCAACTCTACTCCATTATAATTTGGATACCCGTACCAACATAATCGGCGATGAAGCTCCAAATATGTTTTGTGCTCGGATAATTCAAAAACATTTGATGACATTTTAAAATCCATCTTTTTCACCTCCCTCTACAATTCCCAAAACATAATTATGATCAACAACTTTATCTAAGGCAGTACGATTTTTTGTGGATTTTGGAAAAATGTTTATTTCCCCATTTCTAGTTATTTGTATAAGAAAGCTTTCACCACAGCAAGTACAATTAAACTCTTGCGTTTTTATTATATAATTCATCGTATTCTCGCTTCCCAATAGTCTCAATATTATCTTCTTTAGGTCTACCGCTTTTGTTATCAACATCTTTAGGTAAAATGTTTCCCTTACCAGAAGAAGTATAAGCTGTAGATCTAGGAAAAAATATTTCATGTAAATTTTCTTTATTTTCTTTTTCTCTTTTAGCCTTTTCATCATTAATATCAAGTCCCAAAATGGACAGAGCAGTTTCCATTGAGGAATTAAAGTTGCAGTATAAAAGTTTTGCTAAATCTTCTTTAACATCCATTTCAAGTAACTCACTATCAAGAATGCGTACATTGGGCGCAAATTCAGTTGTGTGTCCATTGTATATAAGAATGTTTTTATACCATTTTTCTAAAATAAATTCAAGTTGTTCAGTTATTGAATTAATAGTTTTCATGAGCTGCGCTAATGAAATACTAGCTGTACTTGTACCCGTTGTACCAGAACTCATTAAAAATGAAATTCCCAAAGTTGATAATTCACGATTTACATAATTTATAACAGTATCAGTATCAGTATTTGTAGTAGTTGGTTCAACATATTTAATCTCTTTTACAAAAGCAGGTGCGGTTACGAGAACAGTTTTTTGTTTAAAAGCTTCCATTAAATTTTGATGCGCATACGCTTGTTCCTCAAAACTATCCTTGTCTCCGTACTCACCTAACAATTTCTCATTAAGTAACTGTACAATGAATTTTTTAGCTTTTGCTTTAGCGTTAACTCTATCTGTATTATCAAATTGTTCAAGCATAAGAGCAGGGTACAAAGCTCTAAAAATTGGTGTTACACCATATCGTCTATTTTGGTTGTTTATGCGTATTACACCGGTCCACTTAGGATCAAGTTTAGCGTAAGAATCGCCATTAATATAAGCTTCGTAAACTTCTGTAGGGTAATTTGCTTTAATTTCTTCTTTAAGTTTATCAAAAAATAAAGCTTTATTTTTCTTAGTCCTTTTAATAGTTTTTTTTAATCTCGCAACAAGTTCTTTTATATTAATAAGAACTTGTGGTTCTCCATTAATATTATAATCAGAAATTTCAGCTACACCAAGCGGATACCAAGAAACATCATAGCGCCCATCGTGGAATACACGACAATAAAATATATAATTACCTTCTGTAAATGCAGTAGGAACAGAATTTTTTATTAACCTACGTAAATTTATTTTTTCATTAAAATCATCAACAATATTCTTGCAATCTATTAATTCCTTTAATTTCATTTCGTCACTGTCAAATTTCTTATAAGACAATCGAAATTCCGAATTAACATTTGTATCAATTGTTTCTACTACTTTACCTACAATCCAATCTTTATTAACATATATTCTAGCAATATTATTGATTTTCACTATTTTATTAAGATCGTTTTGAGCATTAACAGCAAGTGAATCAAGCACTTCTTTTGTAACAACTGGGGCGGTATAAGATAACTCATTTAAATAAGCTGAATATATTTTATTTTCAGCATCATAATTACGCACAGCTGTTTCAATCCACTTCTGTTTTGTTTCAGAAATTGTCATAACCGTAGTACCATCTTCTAATTCTTCTATGGGGATAACCACATCGTAATCTTCACTTTCCTTTTTCAAATTTTCACCAACTTTCAAAATAATATATTTATACCATTGTTTTTTGTCACACAAAAACAGATTTTTTTATTTATATCACTTATGAAATCAAAAATCTATAGCTGATACACAAGAGGGAAGTTGGGATATATTATACTTAGGTTTTAGCTTATGTACAATTTCTCCACGTCTGATTTCATATAATCTATGCGCTAATAAAATCAAAACATAAAATCGGTCATCGTGCATAATACTTTCTTTATCTTTTGCCAATGCATATGACACGCTTGTCTTATCGGAATTTTGAAATTTGTGTATTGAAGTAACTTCTTGTTTCATTAGGTCTATATTAACTAATGCTAATTTTTCATCAGTGCTTAATTCATATGGATTAAAAATTTCATTACCCGAATCATCTACACCACTAACAATTCTTATACTATCTTGTCCTGAATATTCATAAGGAAATTTAATTACACCCAAGTCCATAAGTTCTATTAATTCTTCAACCATTTTATTTCTATACTTTTTAGGCGATATAGTCCTTAACTTATCACAAGCGTTAGGATAATAGCTTAAACTTGAAGCATAGATATCATTTGATTTATCAACCAATCCTCTGTGTTTTTTTCCAGATTTATCAACCCAATCATTTAACAATCCATCTGCATAAGTACTCAAACCACCTCCACCAGAGCCTGTGTCAATAAGAATTGAATCAAGATATTCATAATCAGGATTCTGACCGTTATAACTTAAAATAATATTTCTTAATTTATCTAGTTGGCGATTGGAATCAAGTTTATATTTTTTCTTACTTTCTTTATCGATCATATTTACACAGTTTATTATATCACCGCACCAACCATACTCTTCTGTTTGATAAACATTCATTACTCCTACAATAGAGTTATCATTAACTCGTGCGGGGTCAAATGCTAAAACTATTCGAGAATCAGGTTTCCAATTAAGAGTTGGAAGATAAAAATGTTCATTTTTTCTGATTGTGTCCCATTTAATAATCTGATTTTCTCCACCATCTTGTGTTGGTTGATTGTAATATTCACGAAGAGCTTTTTCTTTATTACTTTTAAGTGCGGATTCAACCTTGTCTCTTGTTAACAAGGGAATATATGGTTTTCCATTCATATATGTTTGAATAGCAGTATCACAAGTTAAATCACAAACAAAATAGTCTCTGTCACCCGCTAACATTCTTTTAGCAAAGTTTTTGTAATGCCTATAAAACATTTTAGTAACTTGATCCTGTGAAGAAGCATATATAAGCTGTGTTGGTACCTTACGTTTTTCTGTCTCAGGATTAAATTTATCATCAATAGATGTTATAAAATCTGAATTTTGCGTAGCAAAAGCCTCACAAACAGCAATTAACTCGTCCGAACAAAAAGCAGCTTCATCAAAAAAACACAACGTTGCTCTACGAGAACGATTAGAGTCCGGATTGCCATTTAAAGTGAAAATTTCACTGCCATTATAAAATTCTACTTTGTAACTTGCCGGATTGTGACTAAAACCTGTTTTGTTAGTTGCAGATTTTCTTGTTTCTTTTTCAACTATATCTTTCAGTGATTTAATAGAAGCAGCAGTTTTTCCTATGCGAAGTATAATTTCTTCAATTTTTACAAATGTTTCTTTTGACTGATCACCAACAGATGAAATAATATAAATTGCTTGATTTTCATATAAAACAGCCTTTAATATCATTATTATCGCACCCAGAAATGACTTACCAAAATTTCTGGTACACGCCCATAACGAATGAGGGCAATTCCATGTCATTTGTAGCATCCATTTTTGAATATCAATAAGACGAATACCTAGTAAATCTTCACAGGCAATACAAGGATTACGTCGATAAAAGGCTATGCTTTCGGCATCCAATTCACAAATTTTACGTTTGGCTTCAGTCATAATAATTGGATGATGGTTAACCACTATTATTTCCTCCGCCATATTTTAATTTTTCAACTTCTATTAACAATCTGCGCTTTTCTTCCATTAAATCATCAACTTCAGATTGCAGTTTGTTTACTAATTCCCTACGAATATTTGCTATGTCATTATAATCATTTTCATCAAAATAGGCATTTTGTTGAATAGCATCCATAGATAAATTTATAGCCCATCTTGTTCCCTCAGATTTTAATTGATCATAGTAATCTGCTTCAGCTTTATCAAAATCTTTTTCTCGCAAATCTTTCATCAAATATGTAAGAGTAGATTTGCCAACATCTTTATTAGATCTATTTTTTACTGAAATTTCATTTTCTTTAGCAATTTTATCATTTGAAATAACAAGCTTACTTTTAAGATCATTTAATGCTTGAATATCTTTATTATCAGTTAACGGCTTAAGCTGCGCAATTAACAAATCATATTGTCTTATCTGATTATTGTTATTAACAATTTGAATAATTTGAGATAACTTAAAATTATCGTCTATAACATCATCATCAAGAAATTTAACTAACTCATTGAACAAATATCGCCTATCATTATCTTTATAACCTGCAAACGGGTCATATCCTACAACCTCAATTACTTCTTGTTTATTTTTTTTCTCTTCTTCTGACCACTCAGACTCAAACTGTTGGTTTATTTCATCTTTGGAGCGTAAAAATTGTTCGTTATTAATTGAAGCCACTACATAGTCAACAAAAGTAAGATTTTTATTTTGAGAAAGATTTAATCTTCTTACGTAATCACCCAATCGAATGTCTTGTGGATCATTTTCTTTCATTTTTATATAAGTTGCTTCAGAAAAATACCATCCCATTTCAGCACAAGTCATTAATAAAGCAATTTTTTCATCTTTATACTTTTCACGCATACGAGCAAAATAATCATCGCAACAATAAGTGCAAATATTACTATAACCATCATTACTTTTATACAAAGAATTCTGAACAACTTTAAAAAATTTTCCTTCTGGATTTTGTACCACTTTACCGCAACAAGTACACTTGAATAAAGGGGGGAGTGCACTTGTATCAATAGGTGCATACTTAGGTTTTGCTTTCTTTTCTAATGTTTGTTTTGAACCTCTTGCCGGCATATTATCACTCCTTTTTTATGCAACTTTCTTGTTATACATTTTTTGGCAGTGATTAATAATCAACATTTTCGTTACACAAGTACTTTATACAAATATCTTTAACTACTTCTTTCAAAACTGCCAGAACCCAAATATTGCACATCCATCAATTTACCATATTCTTTACTTTGTAGCTAGAAATATTCTGAAATCTATCCCGCGATCAGGGGCAGCCCCTCTTCGCTCAGCCAGTATTGATATTTTCCATTTGCCAACGCCACCACCTCTCTTGCTTTTTTGTGATTTTGGGTATAAAAAGACCGCCAGGTATGGCGGTCGGGGGTTATTATACATTTTTTGATAATATAAAAATATTAAAACTCAATTTAAACGAACTATACATGGAAATGAGCATCAATATAAAGCAATATGAAACTAAAAAGCCCAAAATATATTTTACCCATATATATTTAATCAAAATACCATACACTAAACTTACTACAATACAGATAACAATTTCAAAAAGTGAATAAAATATTGTTGCCACAGAGTTTTGATTAATAGCTTTTATATTGGCTTCATACGATTTTTCTATTGATTTATATACTTCTGTATTTTTTATCACTGTCAATATTGCAAATACTACGCTTTGAACTGTTAGCACGGCGCCTGAAAAATCTATCAAGTCGTTTCTAACTGCCATAAAGTTTGATATAAGTTTTATTCTATACATTACTAGAATTAAAATTGATATTATTATTGCTATGAAACACTTATGATCTATAATTCAGTCTATTAACGAATATATTTTTTGTAATTGTATACGTTTTTTCATCATAAAATTAATCCTAAAATAGCTGTCAATTCATCCTTTTTTTTCCTCAAATGCTTTTAACATCTTATCCTTTATGATTACGAAAAAGACGTCCGAAACTGACGCCTTTTCGCAAATAATCTTAACATCTTTTTTACTCAGCAACTAAGTTATAAATACATCGATTATCATCGTAAATAATAAAATTTTGTGCCGGCTTTGTTATTTTTCTCAAAGTAACAGCATAATCATCAGATCCAACTAAAGAACCATTAACAGTAATAAACACATCACAATCATTAATATCCTTATAAGAATGCATATGCCCTAAATGAATTTCTTTGGGAACTCTTTTATATATCTTAGCAAAATCGGATATAACTGTTGAAAGCCTATCATATTGACCATGTGCTACACAAATTAAATCTCCATTAATTTCATAAGAAACAAAATCTAATCCATGGGAAGTAATAATAGGAATACTGTTATTAAGTCTTAATTTCAAAAACTCAGGAATAAGCATTTCAAAATTTTCTTTTACCGCCCCAAATGACTTATCACTAAAAATACGACCATGATTACCTAAAGTTGTTACAATTTTTAAAGTCTCGTAATAAGGTTTAAGCTTGTTTATAATTTGTGATAAAAGTTCTGATACACCCGTAATTTGGGAAATGACATCTCCTTCTTCAACATTGCGTGCCGATACATTAATAATCCCATCTATCATATCTCCGTTAATTTCAACTATTAAATCGGTAACATTATTTTTAATACTTTTGTCAATTATCTTATCACAAATGACATTGGCACGTTCTACAGCTACGTTTTCATCATAATAATTCCATTGATTATCAACTTTTTTTTTAAAATGCCAATCAGACAATTGTGCTACGCCAACTATTTTTTTACATCCTGTTGGCTTTTTAAACTCATTTAGTTGTATTGGATTTAAATGTTTAATTTCTTCTCTTAAGATATCTTGTAACATTTCAAATCTAGCTTCATCACGTAAATATTTCTTTTTTGCTCTTACAAGATCGGCATTCTTACAGCGTTCCTTATAAACCTCCTCACGAAGCTGCACAAGTTTGTTCATTTCTTCTAGTGAACAATTTTCAAATTGTTTATTCATAAAATATTTAGCCACTGCATATCCACCATACCTACCACCTGTAAAAGACTTTCTAAGTACATCGGGGTGAATATTCATATGCAAATCGTCAACCATATCAACCCATGTTTTATTATTAAGAGGATTTTCTACTTTATCAATAAGATACTCTAATTCTTCCTCGTATGTTGAAAAGTTAATAGTAAAACCTCCTTTAATTAAAGTTCCTCTCCGTAAGTAATAGTAATTTTTACGTCAGATTTACCTATAAAACTGGCAATAAAATCATTAAAAATTATTGGTTCACTTACATCTTCAACCTCAATCTTTATAATATCATCTTCTATATAAATAAGTCCTTTAATATCAGAAGATATCCGTCTATTTATTTTACTCGCCATAAAAAATCTCCTTTGATTATAATATCATCTCATTGTTAGTAATACCAAAATACTTATTGTAAAATATTTCTTTTAGATCTGTAATCTACAAGTGCATCAATTACAGCTTTCGATTCCTCAGCATATCTTTTTCCACGTTTAGAATTACGATTACAAGTTTTAACAATTCTTACGTCTTTAATTATTTTACGAAGATAAGCAGCTTCTTCTTTTGTTATTATTATCACAAAAAATACACACCTTTACATCGAAATTTGTACAATATATCAATTGTGCATTAAATCAATATATGATATAATATAAAATGGAGTTTTTTTAATCTCTCCATATAGGGGAATTAAGGATTTTTGAGAAAACGCGTATTTACGCCATTTGAAAGAGGTTGTTTTTTAAAATAGCGAAATTTTTTGCGTTTTTTTGTAAAAAATCACCCTCGGACAATATAGTCTGAGGGTGTTTTTTTATATTTGACGCTTAGTAAAACTATAATCAAACAATTTAATTTTGCCGACCGAGCTTTCATCTAAACAATAAATTTCATCAGTTTTATCTATTATCATTTGAAAAAATTTTTTGTTCGGAGTTCCAAATAATGTATTAAAAATAAGACGCGCGTAAGCATAATTATTCTTATTGTCAATCTCTTTCAAAACCAAATACATTACTGTATCAGGAATTGTAATGTTGTTAATATAATTAACACACTCCTGTTTCAGATCGGCAACTACAGTTTTAGTTGCACTTTTTTCTGATTTTGTTTTGTACTCATATCCAATATACTGTCTAGCGATATCTCTACTTAAATCCTTAATTAATTCAATAATTCGGTTGGCTTTATAATAATAATATCGAGAAGAATGATACATGCTCATAGGTTTAACAATGTCTGAAAAGGGTATAACTTCATTTTTTATACGCTTCGTTCTGAAATTAAAGCTATTAATAATTTTTTGAAGATAGTCCATTGGAGTATGAAAATAAACATATTCATGTTTTGAATTTAATGCATATCCATTGTTCAAAGTAATCATTTTAAAAAACATAGGTTTTTTTAGTTTCATTTCTGTTTCTATTACTTCATGATTATTTTGATAGCTTTTTACTTCAACATCAATCATTTGATTTTTTTGATATTTACTTTTTAATCTAGAAATTTCTTTTTGAGTATCAACTTCAAATTCTTTTTTTGCCTTATCAATTTCAATTCCGGACATTACTGCCAAAATACAAATATCTCTATACAAATCTTGTTGTTTTCGAATAATTTCTTCATTAGGTAGCTGACTATGTTTTTTACTATCTTTATAAATATTATTCCACATAATAGACTGCAAATATTGAGATAGATTTACAATTTCTCCTATTTTGTTAACACTAGTTTTGATATCTAAGTCGCATTTATCTTTGGCTGTGTATCTTCTTTTAGTTTTTTTAGCAGTAACATAACAAGTCGGAACATCAAATAATCCATAGTTTCTTTTCGCAGCCTCAATAAGAATTTTATTATCTGTTAACAAAAAACTATCTGAATCATAATCGGCACCGTTAAGCCTTTGAAGAATATTTTCACCAATGGCATTCACATAAACAATTTCAGGAGATAAACAAAAATATTTATCAATCAAATCATTTGCTACATTCGTACACAATAAAATGTTACCAGAACAAATATGAGGACTTCTACTTGCTAACAAGGTCTTATTATATTCAAACCTTTTACTGTGTATATTTCCAATACCAATAATACTTTTACCATCAAAAGTACCTATTGAATGTTGCAACATTTCAATGCCATTACCAAACAATGTAGAATAATTGCCGTTTATTAAAACATGTCCTTGCTTAAGATTATTAATCATTGCATTTACCAAATCATCTCTAAAATCATAATACATTTTAGTTTTGCAAAACTGACTATTTATTCCCAATAGTTTAAATACAATCTCATTTTTTGACATTAAGGGAGTTATATGTTCGACAGACTCATAAGGATATTTTATATGATAACGTAACACAGCGGGATCTTCACGGATTTTTGTTATATAATCTAATGTTGGTTGGCATAATTGTTTTACATCATTTTCTGATAACTGCAAGGTGTTTATCAATTGATAATGACATTGTACCAACCTGCCATCAAGGTAAGGTGTTGGTTTTTCATGTTTAATAATTCCAAAGGTTGTATAAAAGTTATCAAACCATTGTTGAAGTGTACCAAACTTTATATATTTAATGCTACTTGGAGTAGTTATTATCTTAATTTGCGAAATATCTTTTGCCAAAGTAAATCCGTTAAGTTGTGAAACGTTTTTTATATTATTATCTGCGAACCATTTCTGAAGCTTGCCTTTAAAACAAGCAGACTTGAAAAATCTATTTCTTAACAAAAGCATACTTTTATCATTGTATTTTTCAAAAAGACTTTCATCCATAATACTCTGACCGTCAAAAATTGAATTACTTACTATACGTCTTTGTCTTTTGGCACATAATTGTCCATCTATATATTCTACTGCTATAACAGTATCCTCAAAAACAGAATTGTAATCATCAATTACTAAAAAGTTTTCCGGAAGTATTTCCATAGTATCAATACAACTACTTGTAGTTAAAGAAATATATGATTCAAATGCTGCCAAATCAATTTCATCACCAGCATTTATTTTTAATCCGCACAGCTCCCATTTCAAGACTTGTTTATATAAATTTTCATCAATGAAAAGACATTTGCCAACTCTACTACTACCACTAGAACGTTTGTCACGAATAAATTTAATTCCATTACAAACAAATCCATTAGTATATAAATATTCCCTTAACTCTGCTTTAGTTTTTAAAACCACAGGCTCTTTGACCAAAACGTAACATTGCTCGTTTTCATCGTATTCAAAGTAACATGGAATATTAGACAACAATTTATCACATTTCTGATTTAATCTTATAGCAATCAATTCATCTCCCTCAAAATGGGCCACGTCATTATCTTTAAATTTTTCAGCAATCTGACGATATGTATAACCGGCTTTAATATAAACATTTGGGGCAGACTTGTTATAATCCTTGTACGAATAATTAAACTTAACTACAACGGCTCTGTCAGTATATTCTTTAACTCCCTCGGTATAAGAAAATCTTTGATTACGATAAACTTTTTCATATATTTCACGATATTTCATTAAATCCAGACTAAAATCCAAAACACTACAATAACTTTTTTTATTAGTTGATACATAACCGTCTGTACTTGGATAAATTAAATTATTAGCTAAATACAGATCTTTTGCTTCAACTGCAAGAATATATACTGACTTATTTCTGCTATTCATTTTTTAACACCTTCTGTTACATTGTTTTCTTTTGTAGTAAAACCATTCTATTTGTGTTGAAAATTTATCACTACAATGTAAATAGTAACTTTGTACTATAACAAACAGTGGTAAAAAATCGACACAAATAGAATAGAATTTGATGCTAATTATTGATTTGTTTCTTTCTAGCTGCCAAAAGTTTATTTTTATGTTCCTCTGAAAGAACTCTTTTAGTGGGCTTTGCGTTTCTGATACTTATTGCTTTTGCAGACGCAGTAAAAGTCGCGCTTACGAAAGTTCCATCTTTGTGCCGTGTCTCACTTATTTGCTTCCAACCTTGTTTTTTACATTTTTTTGCATATTTTTCTACACAAGTATACAAACTAGATATCCACTCTCCGTTTTCACAAAAAATATTTATTATTACCTCACGTTCTTCCGCCATGACTTTACTAGACACAGTAATTCTTTTAACATCAAACATATCCATTCCCCCTAGTTTTAATCATTTTCTTTTTCCATAACTCTAACTCAGCCACTGTATTGAATTTTGGAACCTTATTGGGTTTAATTTGTATACAAAATTGCTTTAAAAATCTTAAAACTGATTTAATCTGTTTTTGAGTAGGGGGTAATTTACGAGCTTGCTCTATTCTTTCGATACGTTTTGCTTCCTGTAAAATACCATTGGCATATTCCTCTTCTGATAAATATGTAAGTCTAGGCATTTATAAAGACCTCCTTATTGTACTTCTGAAAAATGGTTTTACGTTTTTTCATATTGTCACTTTCCTTTTATATCATAAATTCTTTAGAAATTAAGTTTATTAACAATTATCATTACTCTTACCTTGCCAAATCCGTTAAATGACATCCTCCCCGACTTAAAGAAGTTGGAGCTTCCCTTAGATAGTGATTCCTATTAGATAGAAACTCTATCCCAAAAAAGACGGTTCTTACTCAAGATAACCATTGGCTACCACAAGATAACCATTGTTACCAGTATCAACGAGTTATCCCGTGTGCCCACGTTTTTTTATTTTTTTACCCTTGTGAACAATGGGCATAAATTCACTTACGCCAAGGTTATATTGTAGACGATTAATACCATCTTGTATATGCTGCTTGACATTTTTATCTGAAGCTAGAACATAAACATTAGGCGCGTTTTGTATCTTCTTATGCGCCTTACTAAAATAAGACCCAACTTCATGTTTGATAATCAAACCACACTTAATTAACTGGCCGATAATTTTATCAAGATGTTTTCGTGTCATATTAAGATCCTGCGCTATTTTATCTACCCCCCTATAACAAGCACATACTTGTTTTGTAATAATCTCAGTATTACTTGCCATAAATGACTTTAAATACAAAAATACGCGAAGAAGTTCATATTTCGGAATTCGACTTTTGATTAAAACAATTTTGTCCCACTCAGAATCATTTAAAACAACGTACTGATCAGAGGGATTAAATACATTAGGGTTTAGTCTAAATGCCATTTGAGTATTATGGACTACATTGACGAAATCCGAACAGTTTAATAATTCAATTTTGCCGTCTTGAACAAAATTCTTTAACACACTAATAATAAAATCTTTATTCAGTATTCTAGTACGTCCATCATAGGTAAGAGAATAACCGGATAGTGATATAATATCATCAACGGATACCAAAGCCCTATTTTGTCGTGGTACGTTTAAATAACTAAGACAACGGAATACTAAAATTTCAGCTGAAGCAGTATTATCATTAATATAATGTTTTGGAATTTTGCAAAAATAATCATTGCTATCTACATCAGACCCACCTTTCAAAAAAAATCATCCTTTCCTTTTTACTTTGTAAAAAAGAGAGTGGGAATCAAGTTAAGAACGGTTGAACCGTTCCTAAATGAACTATAAAATTACACTTAGGAACGGCTGAACCGTTCCTAAAAATTCAAAAAAACGATTTTTAGGAACGGTTGAACTGTACTTAAAGTGCAAAGCAATAAGAATAAAATACATGAAGTAATAATAAAATTCTTCCTCGTGCTACTGCACGAAACAAAATTTTGGAGTATGAATATTTTGAATTTAAAAAAATAATCATGTACTTATTGATAGTAGCTTTCTTTACTATTCCCCACATAAAAATAATTTTTTTATCATACCATTGACTTTTCGTAAATGATATGATAAAGTAAACTTAATGAATAGCTTTACTATTCCCCACAAATATATTATACTTAAATTAACTTGTATTGTCAATAGGGAACTCAAAAATAACATTGTAAATATTATATGAACAAGAAATCTTTTAAGTTCAATAATTCCATAAGCATAAAATAATAAAAAATGTTTAGCTTAAGAAATTAATTGTTCCAGAAAACTATATGTTATATAAACAGCAAAATATAGGATTAGTTATTGAATTGTTCTTTAATAAATTACAGTAGTGCTACGCACACTATCGGATTTATTCCCTACGGTCATAAATCCTTTCTCGCAACTATTGTTCCCTATGGTCACAATAGCAGCGAGGTTAAAATTTTTCATTTTACAATTAGTTATTTCGGAGAACGATTAATTTGCAAATGAAGTTTTAGCAATATATTTAAGTTATAATATTGTGATTTTACGTTGTTTAAAGATATTTTTTAGAGCAGGGAAGTGATTGAAATTTAAGCATTTTAATTTTAAAAAAATATTTATTTGTGACTTAGATTCGTATATTTTTGCTATTTTCGGCTAAAATGGCGTAAATAAAGGCTTTTAAATATAAAAACAAAGCTCTTTAAGGACTTTAATAATATTTTTTGTTTACAAAATTTAAGTTAAAAATGCGTATTTACGGGATTTTCTCGAAAGGATATATCGAAGATTTTGGGTCATTTTAAGGTGTTTTTTCATAATCGAAATTCGATTTTAGATGTATGAATAATGAGGATGTACTGTAAGATAAATTGGCAAAATATAAAAATTTGAAAGTGTAAATATACCCCGGCCACTTTTTGTTAAATGTCAAGTAAAATTAATAAAATAGGACATTTACGTACTATATGTATCTTTTCGTTCAGAAACGTACATATGATTTTTTGAAACTTATTTATAAATTAGACATTGTCAAAAGTTGTCAAAAACAATATGGCAAAAATTAAATGTGTAATTGAAACTTTAAACAAATGTTTCACTCAATATACGTTCGGGCATTTTAAACTTTAACAACTCTTAGTTGTCAAAAACAACATTCATTATAGTAAACAATATGTTGACAACTTATATTATAGTAAACAATATGTTGACTCTAAAGGGTCATTTTAAAAACTATATAAATCGAAATTATGTTCTGTTTTAACTTTAATTTCGCAGCTCTGGAACTATAAACCCGGCCGCTCCGGACGCTCTTATCTATGACTTTCTATATACTCAAAAATAGATTTTCTTGCCAATTCAGAAAATTTCATTCCGTGCTCTTTACAATAATTGTCAAATATCTCTTTTTCTTTGCTGGTTACTCTGAATCTTACAGTTTCTTCCTTGCATTCAAATTTTTGACGTCTGGTATAAGCCCTTGTTTTGTCAACCGTGTGTTCATCTTTTGTATTCATTAACTTCATCCTTTACATTGCTTTATTGGTGTTAATGCACAAATTCAAACGACCAATACAAATATATTTGTGCACATTGACATATAAAATTATAAAATATAGCTACAATGTTCATAAAATAAACATGACATATAGCTACAAATTATGCTATAATATAATCAAGATAAGAAAAGGAAATAACACAAAAAAACAATTACATAATAAAATCCTTAATTTTTCTTATCTCGGGGTGGTGGTCATATGTATACAGATTATGGTTATATCGGGCTAGCTGACGGCATCGAATACGCGACATATAACGAAGCTATAGAAGCTAACCCGAACAACTAAAAAGCGGTAGGCAGGGGCAATACATTTTGTCCCGTAAGCCCTACAAAAAGTATAGCACAGATTAAACTAAAAGTCAATCAGTTTTGATTAAACGGATAATTAAAAAAAACAGGAGGTATTTTTAAAATGAACGGAAATTACAAAAAATGGAATGGTAACAACATGATAGGAGTTACGGAAGAGGATAACGCAAATATTCGCTCGTGGATCAACAAGTATGACGATGATGAGTTAGTAGTCGATGGCTGCAATCGTTTGTTATCAACTTCTGACATAAATACAGTTACATATATTGCTGACATAATCGACAAAGGAGACGGAGAGGGGATATATTGCAATTGGTAAGGTTCTAATTAAAGAAATTGATTCGGAACTGAAAAATGCTTTTCTGCATTTTCTTTACAATGAAGATGTTAAGCAATCTGACATTGAAACAATCAATAACAGATTAAAATCTTCTTTAAATGTTCCTTTGTAATTTTTAAGTGAATATAGTGAATATATCGAAAATCTATTTATTAATATTTTTTTAAGGAGAATTATTATGTTAAGTATCTTTTTAACAAATTTGGGAAAGTACAATGAAGGTTACTTAATTGGTGAATGGGTAACATTACCGGTCGATGATGACAAATTAGAAGCAGTTAAAAAGCGAATCGGAATCAATGAACGCTACGAAGAATGGTTTATAACTGATTATGAAACGAACATTGATGGCATGAAAATTGACGAGTATAGCAATATTAACGAGTTAAACGAGATAGCAGAAATGTTAGAAGAATTGAACGAGACCGACAAAGAAATTATTGAAGTGTTAATATTTGAAGGTTATTCAATCAATGAAGCACTTGAGAAAAAAGATGACGTGATGGTATTTTATAATTGTTATGATATGGAAGATGTAGCCATACGGTATTGCGAGGAATGCGGAATACCGAACGAAACACCGGAACATTTAAGATATTATTTTGATTATGAGGCGTTAGGGCGTGATATGTTTATTGAGGGCAATTTTATTTTTGCAAAAAATGGAATTTGTGTTGCAATTATTTAATTAAATTAAATATTTATATTACAGTATGTTTTTGTACAGAAATTTTATAATAACGGGAATTCCTTGAAAAATAAAAGAACGTAAAGATGATGACATAGATTGCGATTTTTAAGAATTACTTACAATAAATTTGAAATTTTTTATGGTCAGGTTAATTATGTAAGAAGGAAAGCTTATGGAAATTGTTATAATAATGGTAGAAATTAAAAGCGGTAGAAAATTTAAGGAGGACTGAAAAAATGACAAAAGAAGAATTAACTAAGGCGCTGGAACTGCACAAGTTGTGGCTGAACGGCGATGAAAAAGGTGTCAAAGCTGACTTGAGTTACGCTACCTTGAGTTACGCTACCTTGAGTAACGCTACCTTGCGTTACGCTACCTTGAGTAACGCTACCTTGCGTAACGCTACCTTGCGTAACGCTGACTTGTGTAACGCTGACTTGAGTTACGCTGACTTGAGTTACGCTGACTTGAGTTACGCTGACTTGAGTTGCGCTGACTTAAGTTACGCTGACTTGAGTAACGCTGACTTGAGTTACGCTAACTTGCGTAACGCTACCTTGCGTGGTGCTGACTTGAGTTGCGCTGACTTAAGTTACGCTGACTTGAGTAACGCTGACTTGAGTTGCGCTGACTTGCGTAACGCTACCTTGCGTGGTGCCAATTTGGATTTTAGTTGTTTGCCGCTTTGGTGCGGCAGTTTGACAGCGCATTTTGACGACAAACAGTTGATACAAATCGCATATCATCTTGTTAGAGCCGGGCTGCAAAGCAAAAATGCAAGCGATGAAACAAAAGCCGAACTGTCAAAACTGATAGACTTCGCAAATAAGTTTCACAGAGTTGGCGAGTGCGGGAAAATTAAAAAAATTGAGAGTGAATAAAAAACAATAATTAAAAGCCGAACCTCGGCGGCCAAACCGGGGAAGAAAGTGAGTATTGATATGAAAACATTTTATGAGGTAGTTTCAATGTATTATGACAATGGAAAAGTTACAGCATTTATCAATGAAATTAAAGCTGAAAATAAGCTTGACAATTATTCTTACGAATGCGGTAGTCATGATACGTATCATGATTATTTTGATACTTTAGAAGAAGCTAAAGCGTTTTACTATGATTGTTATTATTGCTGATGTAATCTTGTAAAGCTTCAACTTTACAAGGTCCAACAGTATATAAAAAAATAATATTGCGGTCGTGTGTTTACGGATATAATCCGCATCTTTAAATTGTCACTAACAGCGATAAATTTTATGTAGTTGTAAGCGGTCGCGGATATGATAAAGAAAGTGCCGTTGCAGAAAATGAACATCTGTATTGTAATTTAAAGAAAATTTCATATAGAAAGAACAAGGGAACGGCGGAAAACTGGTTTCTGTTTTCGGAAAATTTGTTGACAAGCCGCACACTCAACTGGTGGAAGATTTGAACAGTGGAAACATTCACAAGGATTTAAAAACACTTGTTAAAACAAAGATTTGAGGAGGAAACATAATGCAAGCGAAAAAATTTGAACTGTTTATGTGTCACCTTGGCAACGGTATAACAGTATGTAACAAGGCTGTCGAAGAACACGGCAATTACAAAATGGTTGCCCATATTTCCGAAGGCGGAAATATCAAACTGTATGTTCCGGAAGATTATATTCCGCCGGAGGTAATAGGAATAATTAGACACGAAGCAGAAATGCAAGCAAAGATTTATCATGAATGGTTTGAACGTAATAGCATTATAGACCAATATGAAATGATTCTTGACAATATGCCGCACTCTGAATTTATAGAAGTAGTACATGATGCCCGACCGCTTGTGGAAAAACTTCCTGAATTGAGATTAATATATTACAAGAGAGCGTAAGGAGAAAAAATTAATGGATAAATTAACAGAGCGTACAAAAATACTTAGTAAAGCATATGAGAAGTTTTGTAGTATTGAGAAAGAAACAGATTTAAGAAAAAACGAACTAACGCCGACAGATTATTATATATTACTTGACGTTTTAAAGCAGCTTAATAGAGTAGACTGTGAAGGTGTGTGGTATATATCTAAAGGTGTTGCTAATTGGTGTAAAAAATGTGGAATGCTTGTAACACCTCCGGGCGGATTTGGAGTATATAATTCTGTTAATTATTGGATAAGTACCAATACAATTTGTGCATAACAGGGTTTCAATGGAGTATGTGCAAAAAATTAAAAAAACGGAAAAGTTATAGCTTTTTTTCGTATTACAAAAATAAAAAGTGGAAAATATGACATTCAGACACGAATGTTTAATAAAAGTAAGTGGAAAGATAATATTTAACTTCCAATATTTGATAACCATAACGAAGTGGAATTTTTTTAAAAAATAACTACAAGAATAATTGAATTGAGACATTTATAAATATTTGTAAGCTGATGTTCCAAGGAGGTTACAATGCGTAAAGTAATATTTTATATTGATGATTTGTGTTATTTCTGTGAAAAATTTAACCTCACGGAAACACAAACTAATGATATTTTTAATGGTAAAGATAGTTTCCAAGTTATTTATACACTATATGGCGAAGGAAAAGTTATTAATAATTATGAACTTACAGACTACAATGGCCACAAAATAAGTTTAAACACCCTTAATGGTTATCAGAGAGGAGTTGTTTTAAATGATTGTACGGCATACTTCACCGGTGGAAAATATTATAGTGATAGCAGTAGTCCTTGTGGTGTTGTAAAGATTGCAGAATTCGACCAAGTGAAAGATATAATTGGATAGATAAACTAACAGTTTTATAGCTGATTGGGTTATTGATTGGAGGCAAATTTTATGTATACATTATATAACGATGACGAAATTAAAATGAAAACAACAGGAAAGTTTGTCATTTTATTTGTGTAGTTGAAAATAAAATTAATAATACTTTTATAATTGTATTTATTAATGAACAAGAATATTTAGAAATGTTTAAAATTGATACTAGTAAACTGTTTGTTAACAAAGAAAAATATTTAAGTATTAAATATTTTAAGCTCTTCCAGCAAGAAGTATCCACTTATAGAAGGGGATGTTACGCAGAAAAAATGTCATAATGTCAAACAATCTGTACAAGGTGAATAACCTGCGTTTTCCAATTCTTCTTTAGTAGCACTTGTTGCAGCACGCCCGACAATATGGTAACAAGTTGATAAATGATATTTGGTGCCTGATTTAGTTATATAATAGATATTTTCATTATTTTGCTGCTGAGAGCTTTGAATAGTTATTTCAGATGTATCTGGAGTAGTAGTAGTTTGAAGAGTGTTTGTTTTTAATGTTGAAGTTGTTTTTTTACTTAATGTTGTTACAGATTCAATAGTAGTTGTTTGTATTTGTGAAACAATAGAATTTGAGTTGTTATAACTTGTGTACTGATCACTATCCGAAGATGAACTTATAAGCTTATAACCTATTAGTAAAGAAGTTACACATGCGGTTAATATAAGAGTGTAAAATAAACTATTAATAACGGATTGTAAAACTTTACGCTTTTTTAATTGTTCTTGTACCAAATAAACAAATTCATTAGCTTCGATTTCATATGTGATATTTTCAGAAATTAATCCGTTAGTATTAAAAATATGATTGAGCATTATGTGTCCAATTTCATGAAGTAATAATGTTTTTATTTCTTTTGAATTAAGAGAACCTGAAATAAAAATTAGCTTTAAATTCTTACATGAATAAATAAAACATTTTGAATGTTCAATTTGCTTAAGAAGTGACAAGTTGTCAAGAAATTCGATTGAACGCTTATTGTAAATATCAAATTTTTTGACTTTATAACCAAGTTCTTCTATTATTTCTTCAAGCTTTGAGTATGTAAGCTTTTGAACATCATATTTTTTAATAAATACTTTAGCGCATTCTTGTACTGTCATGCCAATTCCTCCTTAAAGATTTATATAATAATTATAAACCTTTAAGTCGAAATATTATAGTATAAATATTTGTTATTTTTACTACTATAATTTAGCAATCATCGTTTTCGTCATCTTCTAACATATCAAGTGCTTTTTGATATTGTTTTTCTGTTATTTGATAAATCTTATTATCACCGCCAAAAGCTGCTGATTTGGCTGTAAATATTTTATCATTAGATGATAAAATTTGTTTTTCGCTATTGCATCTTTCATACTGTATATCTAACGTACAATCTACTGTTTTTTTTCCGAATTCATCAAGAGAACGATATTTTATTATAGATCTTTGTTCTGCTGAGGATAAAATAAATTCATCTATTTTATTACACTTGAATAAATAATTGGCATCGCATTTTAATGCTTGCATTAATTTAAGAATGTTTTCTTCGCTCGGAGAACTTACGTTGTTTTCATAGTTACTGATTGTATTTTTTTTAATGTTAGTCATTTCTGCTAAATTGGCCTGTGTTAATTCTAAATCAATTCGTCTTTGTCGAATTCTATCACCGATCATTTATATCACCTAATTTTTTTTGATAGATTATATCATAAAAATATAATAAAGTCAATATTTTTGGTAATTAAAAATAAAAGTCCTAAATATTTGTGCAAGTTTACTATAATACAAAAATAAAATTTGTAGATATTTAATCCAAAAAAATTGTACAAAACGCCTTGATTTATCGAAATACTTGGGTTATAATATACACATACCAAGATTTTTGTACAGAGTAAAAAGTATAATAAAGGAGAAATAAAAAATGCTTTTAATTATTATAATTATTTTATTTGTTATTTCACGGATTCTTGCGTTTGTTGAAAATACGAGACGAGATAATAAGAGAAAATACGATCCGGCATTAGCTGGAGTTGAGGCAATGAAAGTTTATACTCAGATAGATCCTGTTACAAAAGCTAAAATGAAGCCGGAGGAATTACGGGCTTTAAATGAAGAGTATTGCGAAGTATATAAGAATGAAAATGTTAAAAGGGAAGTAATCTGGAACAATATCCCGAATTGGAAAAAATCTAAATAATATTTATCAGGAGATGAATGACTATGAAAAGTACTAATACAAATCTTTTGTTGTTCGCACAAATGGTACATGAGTATAACAAGATAAGCGATTATAAAACAACAAATCAAGAAAACACGCGGAATATTGATCTTACTAAATGTAAAAGACGTGAAAAGAACGATCCCAAAAAGATTATTTTACAAGGCATTCTAACAATTGTTTTTACTTATATAATATGGAATTTCATTATACTTTTGTGGTTATGTTGGTAAATTGAAGGTGTTGTTATGAATATTAATACAGAACTTAAATGCAATTTAATTGATTTGTCTGATAGATATATTTCTACAAATTGTAGAATTCAATGTAAGACATCAAAAGCAAAACAGAACTCAGGAAAAGTTAACGCCAGAATTTCAGATGAATTGACAAAACAGCATTCAATGTCGTGGTTTAGAAAAGATGAATTGAATGACGTTTTAGAAGATTTGATGTGTCATCAAAAATATTACAAAGTTCTTTTGTTGATCTTTGGTTGTAACACTGGATATCGTTGCGGAGATATATTATCATTACGTGTTGGTGATTTGTTTGATAATAAAGGAACTATAAAGCAGTATATAACATTACAAGAACAAAAAACTAACAAGTGGAGAACGGTATGGTTTAATGAAACTGTAAGAAAAATGATTACCTTTATTGTTTCATATTATGGTTTAATAAAAGATAATTATATTTTTCGTAGTGGAGAGAGAAAAAAATGCTTCGTTGAAAGTGTTTTCACAGACGACAATGGAAGAGAAATTATTAAAACGACAGGTGAGATGTACGACTGGAACGGAAGAAAATTAGAAATAGCTCCGTTTACCGTCAAGGGGGTTAACGGGTTTATTCAGGGTATTTTTAAAAAGCATAATTTTGTTGGAAGATATGGTTCTCATTCTATGCGACAAACACATATTCAATATATTTCTTATGGAAAGAACGAAATTGATTTAATGTATGGCAGCATGAGTGTTGGACATTCAAATTTAAAAATTACTGAACAGCATTATAATGGTTTGGATAATCGAGTATTACAAGAACGGATGTTAAATTTAAATATTGGCAAAGAGATAATAGATAAATATATATAAAAAGGAGTTAAATTAGCGACATGAAGATTAGGCAAAATGGATTAGTATTAGATGCCGAAGCATTGGCAAATTTAAGAAGAATAATTCAAAACCCAGATCCCGTTCAGGTTGAAAGAAGAAAAAAATTTCTTTCAACAATTCTTAGTGAACGAAGTAAGCATACGAGCGACATTGTGATAAATTTACCTAAGACACCTAGCATAACAGAAACGGAAAGGAAGTGAATTATGACAAACAAGGCTTATGAATAACAAGGGTATGCGTATCGTTTTCGCATAACCACAAATAGAACCGTGGAACACATGGGGTTAGCTCGCTTATGCTTAGTACATTAGTACTATCGAACGAGAAGAAATGGCAGAGATGAAGAAAATAGCAGAAAAGAAAGGACAAAGTGGTGTAAATGAAGATATTTAAAGACAAGCAATTCCTAGTTTTTGATTTTGAAGATGGTAAAACTGTTAAATACGATTTTGCTACTAAAACGGCAATAGGAAAAAAAGGAAAACCAGTAACAAATTTATGTTCGCAACTTAGTGGATTAACTATAAACGAACTAATTGATTGCTGTGAAGATGTTCAATATGGGAAGTTTCTCAAATTTGTTCAAGAACATGGAGCTTACAATAACGGAGGTATATATAATATTGGAACAATATTAAGTAGAGTTCCAAAGTTCGCAAATTTTGAGCAAATATTTTCTGCTGGAATAGAGGATATTGTTAATTTACGATTTGAGTATTCAATTAATGATATTCCAAAAGCATTAATTAAACTCTGTAAGACTCATAAAATTATTTTATCGAATTTGTTTTTAGAGTTTTATAAACATAATCCTGATGGATATTTGCTTGCATATAATTTAGAATATATTTCCCTTACAGACGAGGATATTAAAAAAATTCTTACATCTCATGATAGTAAATATAATCGAGAAACTTGCAATTATGATGAGTTTTCAAGATTTAACGTTTTAATTGATGAATATGGTTATACTGCAAAAGCTCTGATGAACTACATAGATTATTGCAAAACTTATGAAGCAATAGATGATGTGGATTATTTATTGAAAGAACTTCTTGATTATGCAAGTATGATGAAAAGAATTAGTCCTAAATTTGATAAATACCCAAGACACTTTTTAACAACTCATAAAATTGCTTGCCGGAACTATAACCGACTTAAAGAGCAATTTAATGAAGAAGATTTTAAGAAACGTATTGATAAAAATATGGAACACACATTCGGAGATTATGTATTCATTTACCCCGAAACGATTCAGGATATTAAAGATGAAGCAGTAAGTCAACATAACTGTGTTGCTTCATACATAAGTAAAGTAATTGTTGGAGAATGTCACATTTTGTTTTTACGAAAAAAGGACAACCCCACTAAATCTCTTGTAACTATCGAAGTACAAGATGATAAAATTGTACAAGCGAGGCAGAGGTTTAATGAGCCTGTTACAAGTGAGCAGCGAGTAGTTATTGATAAGTGGAACAATTGGCATTCAAGAAAAATCGCTTAATAATAAAGTAGGGTTTAATTATAACTTAATAATTAAAAACATTAAAGACAAGAAAAAGGAAGTGTAATTTCTATGGAAAATAATAATGTAAAAGTATTTGAGAACACTGAATTTGGCGAGCTTGAAATACTGTTGATCAACGGCAAGGAGTATTTTCCTGCTACGCAGTGTGCAAAGATTTTGGGTTATGTCAAACCGGCAGATGCAGTTAGAATGCATTGCAAAGGGGTCTTTAAAATGCAGACCCCCACTAATGGTGGCAATCAGACAGTAAACTACATTCCCGAAGGAGATTTGTATAGACTTATTGTTAAGTCCAAGCTTCCGGCAGCTGAAAAATTTGAACGCTGGGTGTTTGATGAGGTGCTGCCAACGATCCGTAAAACAGGAGGATACGTATCTGATGATGATTTATTTGTAAATACCTATTTGCCTTACGCAGATGATAATATCAAAAATTTATTCAAATTACAATTGAATACCATCCGTCAACTGAATTCTAAAATTAAACAAGATGAACCTTTGGTTAGCTTTGCTACACATATTCAGACTTCTAAAGATTGCATTTCTATGAATGATATGTCTAAGTTAGCTAACAAAAACGGAATAAACATTGGCAGAAACAGGTTGTTTTCTTTTTTGCGTGAAAAAAAGGTGTTAAATCAGCAAAATGTTCCTTATCAAAAATATTTAGACAACCAACCGTGGTTTCAGGTAACAGAAAGAACTTACTATGTGTACGGTGATGCGCATATTTCACTTACTACAAGAGTGACACCCAAAGGTCAGATTGGTATCATAAGAATGCTAAAAAAAGATTTTACATAATTCTGGCAATATGTAAAGGGTATAAAAATATTAATAGTACAATAAATTGTACCAAATTAAGTTGACAAAATGGAACGTTTGTGCTATACTAAATTCAAACGAACAAACATTCATGTTGTAACGATGTCTGTAAAATAAAGGAGGATATATATATGACAGTGCAGGATATCATAAATATAATTCAAACAGAGGGTTATAATCAGTTTGAAATGATAAATAACATGAATAAAAACAGGGTTATTGGTAATAAAATAAAACTGACAAATAACCCTGTTATCAGACTCTCTGACTACAAGTCTACAAGGTACCATAAAGCTCCTGTGCTTTGTTTAGAACTCGATAGAACACAAGATTTAATTTTGCAGGAGTACGCTTCAGATTTAGCTACTTATGAAAATATAAAAAGAGCAAGGGATAGTATGTATAATTGGATAACTTGTCAGTCGTTCAAGTGCGCTTTTAGCAAAGATATAGACACTTTTGCTTTGAAATATGGTGATATTGTTATTAATATCAAGTGTAAAAAGACCAATAGATACACCTATTTGGAAACTGAAAGTTATCCACCTCGCAGCACATATAATTTAACAGAAATTATTGGTATGTTAGATCCTGCCTATTTTGATGAAACAAACTCTTTTATTGATGATAAAGACAGAATCTTTGTTTTAATTAATACGTATGCGTTAGGTAAGTTTGATATGAACCAGGTAACTCAATTGCAATTGGAATATCATGACTTATTAAACAATACAGGTACGTATAATAGATCTGCAACACCCTATATTATGTACGATTCCCCAAATAAACAGTGTTTTTTAGGGTTGTGGAGTCTGCAAGAACATAGACCTTTGAGTAAAATAAAGGCTGAGAATTATAAATATAGGCCTGAATACATAATACCAAAAATAAAGGAATCATGTATTGAATTCAAAAATAGAGAAGTTCTTAGTATAGAAGATTTCAATGTATTTGGAATTGAATTAAAAGGATGTGTAATATTAAAATAAAATTCATTTAATATTAAGATAAAAATATATAATGGGGAAAAGTAAAGGCTTATAATAAAGATAGAAAAAAACATAGACAACAAATTATATCAACAGAAAGGAGGTTTGTCTATGGTAACAAATACATTTAATAAAACAGATAGTAAATTTAAGGCGAAAGACGTATCAAGAGGTGATATATATTATGTGAAGCTATCATCGACAGAAGGATCAGTACAAACGGGTGCTCGACCTGTAGTGGTAGTTCAGAATAACAAGGGTAACGAATATTCTTCAACTCTTATTGTAATCCCGTTAACTTCTAAAAATAAAAAATGTATGCCAACTCACGTTGAAGTCGGAACAGAGGGAGGGTTATATAAGAATAGTACTATACTTTGTGAGCAAATATTAACTGTAGATAAATCCTCTATTGTTAAATATATAGGCAAGTTGTCGCCTGACACAATGAGGAGAGTTAGTCAAGCATTATGTATTTCATTATCTCTCCAAGTTGCTTGACTTTGCGCTGTTCTTATGCTATAATTGCACATAAGTGTTTGAAAGGACGACGTTAAAGATGACAGGAGTTTATTTTACAAAAGAAAATATCCAAAAAAGTATAAAGGATTTTTTAAATAATTGGGAACAAGAGCATTCGTTTTATTCTGAGCGTAGTATTTATGAGTATAAAACAAGGTTTACTTCATTGATTAATAATTATAATGATAGTTTGTCGCTAAAAGAAAACATGGTAGGTAGATTGTCTGTTGTTAAAGCTTCAGTTTATTTTTATCATATTAAAGAAGCGTATTCGGAATGGTTGAAATATTCTAAAATAAATTGTGATATTAGTGACATTAGATTTACTCCCAAGTTTATTAATTTTAGGCAACTTCAAAATAATATTGAAATGACCGAAAAAGAGCAATTGTGGCGGAATGTAGGTTTTCGTTCAGGATCGTATTTTACTGTGGCAAAATTATATGCATATTTGTTATGGATAGGTTTATCAAAAGAAGAAATTAATAATTTAAGGAAAAGGGATTATGATATTCAAAATCGCATTTTAACTGTAGGTAATGATTTTGTAGATTTGAATAAAATTTATTATCAAGATAACAACTGTGCTAATATAGTACACAAGGAGCTAGTTAAAAACATCACCGCTGTAAAATTACAAAACACAGATGGTCTTGTAGAATATATTTATGGCGAAGGAGATATTAATTATTCAGATCATCTTTTGAGAACATCAACTTTAAGTACGCATGGTAAAACTATAGTAAACAAAGTGTCTGATGCAGCCTCAGTATGTATCTCTCCGGTAAAAATTATTTACAAATCTGGACTGTATCATAGACTATATATTTGGTCTTTGGTAAAGGAAAAGCCAATTAATTATTCTACCTTAGATGGTGCCTTGGAAGAAGTAAGAAGTTGTCTTACTTCTAAAACACATATTCATAAAGAATACTATAATTATATTGATTTGATGGAACAGTCAACTTAGTTAACAATAAAAAAAGTGAATAAAAAGTAAACATTGTCAAAGGGTACTTGACAAGTACGATATAATAGTGTATACTAACTGTAGTGGGGAAAAGTAAAGGTTTCCTCACTACAATTTCAAATCTTTTGTGGGGAATAGTAAAGATTTAGAGTGCATCCAAATACAGAAATAAGCAGATTCATAAACGTAGACAAAAGCACAAGTAGCAGACTTCTAAAAAAAAAGAATTTCCGTAGATATGATAGAAGTTGTAAAAAGAATGTTTTAGAGTCAGAGTTTTTGCTTGCTTACAACAGGCGGTGCGCCGATTGAGGTTATCAAGAAATACATAGAAAGTCAAGGTTAAAAAGAGAGAAAAGGAAGTAATACCATGGCGAACAAGGCTTACAAATTTAGAATATATAACCAATGCATAGAACCGTGGACGCACGGAGTTAGCTCGCTTGCGCTTAGTACATTAGTACTATCGAACGAGAACCGAATGCTCGCCTGAGTGCGAGAGGAAGCCCCGCCTCTTTAGGTGGGGGAGGATGTCACTAATTTTCAAAAAAGAGAATGTACTACATATTGGGGTGTAGCCAAGTGGTAAGGCACAAGATTTTGACTCTTGCATTCCGTTGGTTCGAGTCCAACCACCCCAGCCATATGGCGAGGTAATCTTAATGGTAAGGAAGCAGTTGGCCAAACTGTTAGTAGCCGAAAACTATTAAAGTCTTGTCCTTAACAGCAACTATATTATCGTTTGCCAAACTGTTAGTAGCCGAAAACGGTGTGTGAGTTCGAGTCTCACCCTCGCCGCCAGTAATCTAATCGCAATTATTAGATACCTAAAATAAAGCGAATAAATAAGGGGTTGAGTGGTACGATACAAACTCTATGCCTTGCAGAGTTTATACCATAAGCAAGGCGATATACAGGAGAGTAGTTTAATGGTAAAACTCCGGTCTCCAAAACTGATGTAGATGTAAAGGTTTAAGTCCTTCCTCTCCTGCCATGAAATGAGCCAATGGCGTAATGGTAGCGCACCGTACTTTTAATGCGGGTGTTATGGGTTCGAGTCCCATTTGGCTCACCAGATATTAATTGCGGCTGGAAGATGTCATCCTTCTATAACAAGAAAAATTTTGGGCATTTTTAAAAGGCATCAAAATTTCCGCAACCAATATATATTCCCTCTGTAACAGTGGCTATCTACCACCATCCTTCTTATATTAATTGATGTTTGATTTGTGTTTGGTGGTGGGATTTCCACATTAAAATAGATATATTTGCGGCTTAGTACACTCATCCTTCCTTTACATATAAAGCAATAGTGGTGTGATGATAAACGCAGATTTGAACGGTGCTTATCAGATAATGAAAAAAAGCAGTCCCAATAAAATGGGATAGAGGGTGTGCGTTACATTCGGTTGTAGTAGACATAGCGTGAGTTATGTTGAGCAGCAAAGAAAAACATTAATTTAATAAAATTTTAATGTATTTTATTATTTTTGATGGGTTTTATAACGTGAATCTGTAGCTCAATGGAAGAGTGGGTCGTATACGGCGAAAGCAACCTCGGTAAACCCGGATGAAGGTTCGAATCCTTCCAGATTCATCAGTATCTTATATTACATATTTTTTGTAGTTATTATGTGTGTAAGTTACTAAACTACCGTGATAGCAAATTACAACTATACAAATTGCAACACGTTAAAATGAAGGTGTATAGTGACAATCTGGAAAAGACAGATGTCTGAATAGTGCGGATACAACGTTCCTGCCGCCATTAGGCAGAGTTTACAAGATATTCGCACTTCGTATTGCCGCTGTGGTGGAATTGGCAGACACAAGGGACTTAAAATCCCTCGGAGTAAAATCCGTACCGGTTCAAGTCCGGTTAGCGGCACCATTTTTTCGTGTAAACAAGCCAATGGCTTTTGATATAAATTTATTTTTGTTTAGCATTACTATTTAAATAATAGTAATGATTACATAGATATTTTTAAAAAAAGGAGAAATAACATGACAAATAAGCATACTTCTAAGGGATTGGGGCTTCAGCAAACAAAAGGTAGTTTTCAAATAAGAGGTAAACTTTTAGGTGTAGAAAAGGAAAATTTTTATAATGAAATTACAACAAAAACAAATAAGCCAATGAGAATGCTTAATATTGCAGTTGAAATTGATAAAAATAAATCAATTTATCTTAATCTTAACGGCATAGAAAAAGAGAAAGTTTATTTTTGCAAAACCGAGGGCCAAGGTAAGGAAAGAAAAACTACAACTGAAGCTGTAAACTGGGCGAACAGATTCAATTTTAGTAAAGACGGATATAAGCTGATTGGTGTTAATTTAGGACTGGTTAAAATCCTTGATTCAACAGGAAAAGAGGTTAATGATAAAAAAACATTAACTGAGTATGATGCTTGTAAATATATAAGTGATAATGCCAAAGATGGTATGTCTGTTTTTGTTAGAGGAACAACGGAATACTCGACTTACGAGAATAAGCATAATATTAAGTTTGTACCCCAACAGATTTCATGTTGTAAGGAAATTGATTTTGAGTCCGAAGATTTTGAAGTGCTTGGCAACTTTGAACAGACAATTGTTTTTATGGGTATTTCAAAAAATGATGATGGTAATTTTGCTATATCCGCAAAGATTATTACTTATAGTACGGTAGAAGATGCCGAGTTTATTATAGATAAAAATAACGTTAAGTTTGCCAATACATTAAGAAAACTAAAGCCTTACACATCTCTTAAAATATACGGAAATATATTAGTAGAACATGATATAGAACAAATTGAACAGGAAGATGATGATGGATGGGGAACTTCAAATCCTATGGAAGCTTTACGAAATCCTACTAGGCGGATTATGCTAGTTACTGGAGCAGATAAGGATTCGGTGGATACAGAATTGTATTCAGAAGAGGTAATTAATGAAGCTATAAAGAAAACAAAGGCAAACCAAAATGCCGATAAAGATTTTGGTTCCGATAACGATTGGGGATCGATTTCTGATGATGACTTAACTGACGAAGATGAAGAATGGTAATAAAACAAATAAATTTATAGAAGGGGAATGATAGGTTAATGGCTAGAGCTAGAAAGGCCTCACAAGCGCAGAGTAAATTGGGAATGATTTTATTCGGAGAAGAGGGAACAGGAAAGTCAACTCTTGCGCTTCAGTTAGCTTATTTTAAAAGACCGGATGGAAAACCATTTAGAGTTCTATATATAGATAATGAAAATGGTTCGATTGATGATTTTATTGATAATTTGACTAATGATGGCATTGATACTGGTAATATTTATATTGTATACACTCAGTCCTTAGGCGAAACAAGAAATTATATTAATAAAGTTAAGAATAAAGAGAATTTTTATGAGTTAGATGACGACGGCAATGAAACGGATATTGTAGTAACAGATGCCGATGGGGATCCATTTAGGGCAGATGCCATTGTAGTTGATGGCACCACAATCTTAAATCTTACTACCAAACAGGCACTAGTTGAGTTCTCTAAGAAGAGAAATACTGTTAAAGCAAATAAGAAGGAGCTTACAGGATTTGAAAGAACGGTAACGATTGAAGGATCAGGGCTGGAACTTAAAGATTATCAGACTGTTAATTTTAAAGGTCAGGATTTGATTTTTGATTTAATGAGCTGCGGTGTTCATTATATTGTTACAGCAAGAGAAACAGATGAGAAGATAACTGTAAAGGATTCTGATGGCAAAATCACTAGTGTTGCAACAGGTAAAAAGATTCCGGATGGATTTAAACAAATTAATTATAATGTAAAAACTGTTATTAGAATGTACATTAATGAAGAAGGTGATTTCTGTTCTTATGTAAGTAAAGATCGTACAGGAGTGCACGACAAGCAAGTTGTTGAGGATTTGTCGCTTCTTGATTGGCAGCCAGTAATTGATAGAACAAAAGACAAACAAGAGTTTTCTGTAAATAATGACTTAACTAAAGCTGTAGATATTGAACAGGATATATATTCTAAAGAAATTATCGGCAAGCTAGGTGATCCAGTAAATAATCCTAATGAAAACAATGAAAAAAATAACCTGATATCAGAATTGTATAACCAAATTTCATTAATTATGAGGGGGTTAAATCCACCTGGTAAAACAAAAGTCAAGGAACTTTTGGTATCAGAAGGTTTCCCAGTAAAATCTACCGATATTAAAAAGATAACCGATATTAATACTCTTAATAAGATATTAGCACTTGTATCTTCAGTTAATTAACAACAAATAGTATTGGTACGTATTAGCGGAAGGTTTCTTCCGCTAATTTTTTATATTAAAATGTCACCGCCTTCTAGTAAGAATATCCTTGTTTCTTTAAGCAAGGGTATGTTATGGTGCGGTCGGATAGATATATTAAAAATGGTGATTATAGATGAGTAATAAATCAAAACAAACTAAAAAAAACAAACAGGAACTAAGTACGAAAATTCAATTCACTAATTGGCTTTACAAACAGTACGAAATATCGTTTTTACCAAAACACTTTTTTATTCAATTAGATAAAGTTTATAAGGGTACATATAAGAATCTAAACAAGCCTGTTCCAGTTGAAGATTTATGGGATATGTGGAAAAGAAAAATGCCTTTTCTATTAAAAGTACATGATAAAAATAATCGGCAGGGAAAAAATATAGAAGGAGTGGCGTTGATAATTTATGATCTTTCTATACTTTTATCAAAGTATGATAGTTATTTAAAATGGAAAGAGGAGCAACGACTGGCTTATGAAACATTAAAACGTCAACAAAAAGAAACAAGAATAAAATATAAAAACATTCAGGATATAAAGCCAAAATCTACTCCGCAAAAAGATATTTTAAATATAAATAATATTATTGATGAAATTTAGAAACTAGGTGAGTGAAAGAATGGATTTAATTTCAAATGTTCAGACTGAAGTTTTATACGTTGGCAGTATTTACAAACAACCTGATTTGTTAGTTAATTATGGTCAATATATTCGTAGTAAATATGATTTTTATGACGAAGTAACACGTTTTTTTTACGATGCTGCTGAAATAATTTATAAAACACGATCACAGACTTTTAATAAGGTTACTGTTTCTACATATTTTTCCGAAGATAATGAAAGGTTATTGCAATACAAAAAATATGGCGGTTGGAAAACGATTGAAAGCTGGATAAAATTGGCTATAACTGATGATATTTCGAAGTATCAGAATATAATAAAGAAATTTTCTCTTTTAAGAGAGTATCAGCGAAACGGATTTGATATAAAGAAAATTGTGGAACATAAGCATTTTGAGGAATTTACGGCTTCGGATATATATAGACTTATTAGAAGTAAGGCTGATAGAATTCGTACTGTTATTTTAACTAACCAGGAAGCTGAGATTCTTAATAGTCACATTAGAGATTCTCTTGTTTCTTGTATGAAAAAACCTGATCTTGGGGTTTCATTACCTTTTCCGATACTTAATGATATTTTTCGTGGTTTTAAGCTCGGTTCAACAATGGCAGTCGGAATGTTATCAAACGCAGGCAAGTCAAGATTTATGACTAAGCTTATTGCGTATTTAACATTGGTCAAACGTGAAAGAGTATTTGTTATGCTTAATGAAATGGGGGTTGACGATCTTAGAAAATGTTTAATAACAACTTGTATTAACAACGAAGAATTTCAGAAAATACATGGAATCAAGCTTAAAAAACCCGAGAGAGAATTGTCGCTTGGGTTGTACAAGGATTGTAAGGGTGAATATATTTATCAACAAATTGACAGCGAAGGTAATAGTAAAGAAACTATAGAACAGTACATTCAAAGAGTTGCTGCCAATTCAAATGAATATATAAAAATAATGCAAATAGCAGATTGGATTGAATCGGAAACAAACGAGCTTATTATGGTTAAAGATATGGCAGCAAGTTATGATGATAAAACATTGGAATTTGAGATTAGAAAAGCAAACTTGACTTATGGCGTAAAATATTTTTTTTACGATACTTGCAAACAGGATGTTCAATCAACTGGTGATTGGGCTGCATTGAAAGCTACTGTAACTAAATTAACCGATTTAGCTAAACAATTGAATATGTTTGGTTATTTATCAGTACAATTGACTGATGATACAGAGTATTGCAAGCCGGATCAAGTAAATTCAAACAATATAGCTAATGCCAAGCAGATTAAACATATTGTATGGACAATGTTGTTATTTAAAGAGATTTCCAGTGGAGATTTTCATAAATATGGTTATATTCAATATGATGAAAATTGGGGAGAAAATGTTGAATGTGAGTTAAAACCTGGGAAGAGATATTATATTGCCAATGTTGATAAAAATAGATTTGGTTGCAAGAAAAAAGTTGTATTTGAGGTTGATCTTGATCTTAATACCTGGATTGAAATAGGAGAATTAAAAAGAAAGTAAGGTAATGTAATGGATATTCAAGTTCTAAAAGAAAAAATATTAGAAAACAATTACATTCCTTTAATTTTAGAAAAACTTAATTGTCATCATGTGGTCAAAAAAAATGAATATTATCAATGTGGGAATCCTGATGGAGACAATAAAACTGCTATAACGGTTTACTTGAACGAAAATTTAACAACTATAGACTACACTCGAAATATTGGTAATAATGAATATACTGATATTTTCGATTTAGTACAGTTTTTTCAGAATTGTACTTTTTATGAAGCTCTTCGTAAAGTTTGTAATTGGTGTGGGATAGATTATTATAAAAATAATTATGATGATTTACCGGAAAGTTTAAAATTCACTAGACTAATAGAAGAAATGTCAGCAGGCTGTGAGATGGATTATAGCGAATTAAAGCCTACACAGCCTATTTCAGAACGTATATTAACTTACTATTTGCCCTTTGTTAATAACCTTTTTAAATTGGATAATATATCGTATACCACGCAACAAATTTTTGAAATTGGATATGACGATAGTACTAATAGAATTACAATACCAATTAGAGATGAACTAGGGACATTGGTAGGTGTAAAAGGCAGACTATTTGTTTCATCAAAACAAATGAATGAAGAGCAAAGACGAACAAAATATTTATATTTAGAACATTGTAGTCGTGCAAAAATACTTTATGGACTATATCTGACAGAGAGATATATTAAAAAGACCAATTGTGTGTATGTAGTTGAAGCCGAAAAGGGAGTGATGCAGTTATGGGATATGGGTATAAAAAATTGTGTTGCCACTTGTAGTAAGAAAATATCACAGCAACAAATAGATATGTTAACACGGTTATGCTCGCATGTTATTTTTTGTTTTGATAAAGATGTAACAATTGAAGAAATTAAGACCATAGCTGAAAAATTTATAAATCCTATTAGAATTAGTGCCATTATTGATAATAAAAATGTATTATTGGACAAGGAAAGTCCCACAGATGACCCAGAAAAGTTTGTTTTTCTGCAAAAAAACTGTTGTCAAATAATTAAAACATAAATGGAACGGAGTGACAATTTGAAATATAAAATACAAGGAAGAAACAATATTAATGATATTGTTAACTGTGTTTTCGAAAATAGAGGAATTTCAGACATACAAACATACAGAAGATTAACCGATGATATTTTGATATCATATGAAAAACTTGACAATATCAATAAGGCAGTGTTGTTACTTGATAAACATATTTGTCAAAAAAATAATATTACAATTATTGTTGACTGTGATGTTGATGGGCAGTGTAGTGCAGCTATGATGTATATGTATATTAAAAATCATTTAAATAGTGATATAAAAGTTACATATCTTCTTCATTCAGGTAAATCACATGGTTTGTCCGATGATATTATTATTCCTTCTAATACACAATTGTTAATTATTCCTGATGCAGGAACTAACGATGTTGAACAGTGTAAAAAACTTAGTCAACAAAATGTTGACATAATTATTTTAGATCATCATGAAGTAGAGCAAAAAAATCCATATGCTATAGTAGTAAACAATCAAATCAGTAAGGATTATGAAAACAAAAATTTGTGCGGTGCAGGCATAGTATATAAATTCTTACAGGCACTTGACGATTTTTATTGGTATAGTTATGCAGATGATTATTTGGACTTAGTGGCGTTAGCAAATATATCAGACATCATGGACATTCGATCATTTGAAACCAAACGTCTAATAGATAAAGGGTTGGCAATGATTACAAATAAGTGCTTTGATGAATTTATTTCATCTCAAACTTATTTAATGCATGGAAAGGTTAATCCACATACTGTTGCATTTTATATTACCCCATTAATTAATGCGATGTGTAGAGTGGGAAATACGGAAGAAAAGGATTTGCTTTTCCGAGCATTTATAGAGTCTGACGAAGAATTTAATTATAAAAAGCGAAATCAGGCAGAATTAATAATCGAGACCGTATATCAAAGAGCTGTAAGACTTTGTAAGAATGCAAAGGAACGTCAGGATAGACAGTGTAATAAAATAGTTCCATTACTTGAAAGAAGATGTATTAATGATAAAAACGCAATTACTTTTGTTAAAGATGAGAATATACCAAATGTTTTTTCAGGTCTTGTGGCTATGAAACTGGCGGATAAATTAAAAAAGCCTTGTTTAATTTTACATGCTGTAGAGTTAGATAATAAACAAAAAATTTATAGGGGATCAGCAAGGAATTTTGATAATAGTTATATACCTCTTTTGAAAGATTGTCTTGTGAATACTAATTGTTTTAATTGGTGTAGAGGACATCAAGGAGCATTTGGTTTTGAAATTAGTGCAGATAACATAAATAAAGCAATTATAAGTGTTAATAATCACTGTAATAATAGGATAATAACTACAATAGTTGATTTTGAAGTGGAATATGAGAATTTTCATAATAGTATAATTTCAGATGTTGTTTCACTTGAAAATTATTATGGAACAGGTATTAAAGAACCGCTGTTTGCAATCAGAAATATTGTTTTAGAACGCAATCAGGGAGTTATACTTGGAAAGGAACGCACAACATGGAAATTTATAACTGACGATAATATAGCAATTATTAAATTTAAAAATTCCGAAGATGATCCAGTTCTAAATTTTATTAATGAACTTAATGAAGAAATTACAATAAATGCTTTGTGTAAAGTAGGCATGTCTGAATACAAGGGTATTATTACACCACAGATTGTAATTCAGGAATACGAGGTGGTTAAATAATGGGTTATAGTTCTCTACATAATCATACGATGTTTTCTTTATTAGATGGTTATGGCACTCCAAAAGAAATGCTTGAACAATGTAGAAATGTTGGAATTAGTACGTTTGCAGTTACTGAGCATGGTAATCAATATAGTTGGGTGTATTTTGATAAGCTATCTAAGGATTACCCTGATATAAAGATTATTTATGGAGTGGAATTGTACGAATGCTTTGACACAACGGTAAGAGATAAAAACAACAAATATTTTCATCTTATAGCTTTAGCCAAAAATGAAAATGGCAGAAAAGCACTAAATAAGATAATAACTAAATCTAATTTAAAGAATTTTTATTATAAACCGAGAGTATCTTTATCTGACATTAGTCCATATGCAAATGATTTAATAATATGTTCTGCTTGTTTAGCTTCTAAATTGGCAAGAGAAAACGATTATAATCAATGTATTAAATATATAAATGAATACAAGTTGCTTTTCCCCAATTTTTATCTTGAAATGCAATCACATAAATCTGAAATACAGGCACAATATAACAGAAAAATACTTCAGTTATCTATTGATACAAATACACCGTTTGTTATTACCACAGATAGCCACGCAGCAACAAAAGAGGATTTATATTATCAAGCAAGACATGTTCAAATAGCGCATGATAGTGAAACAATGAGTGAGAGTTACGAAGGTTGCTATTTGCAAAGTGAAGAAGAAATTTATAAAATCATGTCGCCGCAAATTGGAGCTAATAATGTTACAGTAGGGCTTGAACAATCTAATAGAATTGCTAATATGATTGACGAGGTTCATATGCCATTTCAATCTCCGCAATTACCTACTTATCCTTTACCTGAAGAATACAATAGTAATTACGATTATCTTTTAGATTTAATAAAAAGCGGGTGGAAACAAAGGGGTTTTGATAAGTTAACTGTTGAAGAGCAAGAAGTACGAAAGAAGCGTCTTGATTATGAAATGAGTGTAATTCATCAAATGAAATTTGATGGGTATTTTATTATTGTTTGGGATTTTATAAATTACGCAAAAACTCATGGAGTAAAGGTTGGATCAGGTAGAGGGTCCGGGGCTGGAAGTTTAGTGTGTTATACCATTGGTATAACTGATCTTGATCCTATAAAATATGGATTAATTTTTGAACGCTTTTTAAATCCTGAAAGAGTTTCCATGCCAGATTTAGATCTTGATGTATCAGACCGTACTACAGTAATAAACTATTTAACAAACAAATACGGCGAAAATCGAGTTTGTCAAATTATAAATTTTTTATATATCACACCTGTTTTGGCAATTAAAGATGTAGGTAAGGTTTTGGGTTTTCAGTATACTGAAATGGACAAATTGTCAAAACGTTTCAGCTATGATACTTTTGGTGAATGTATAGAACATAACAAAGACTTTCTTTCTGAACATACTGAGTACAATGAACTGATTGAAATAGCGTCGAAATTAAGTGGTAGAGTTAAAACAGTAAGTTGTCATGCTGGAGGTATTGGGATTGTTGATAGTGACATAAGTGATTACATGGCTATGAAACTTGGATCAAAGGGAGAACATGTTATTGAGGTAGATAAAAGAGAAATTGAAGAAATCGGCATTATTAAATTTGACATTTTAGGTGTACGAACATTAAAAATGGTTCAGGAAATTCAAAATGATTTAGGATTATCCGATTATGATATAAATATAAATAATCCTGAATTTGAAAAAAACAAACTACCATTTAAATTACTTAATAAAGGCTTGACAAATGGAGTTTTTCAAGTTGAAAGTGCTGGTATGAAAGATTTGTTGTTAAGATTGCAAGTAAATAGCATAGAAGATTTATCAGCTGTTTTAGCATTATATCGTCCTGACTCTATGGGTGTTTTAGAAGAATTTATTGCATGTAAACACAATCCTTCTCTTGTTAAATATATTCATCCTGATATGAAGCCTATTTTAGAAAATACATATGGTTGCCTAGTTTACCAAGAACAAATATTGGACATTGTAAGGAAATTTGGTGGTAGAAGTTATGGAGGAGCTGATCTTTTTCGTAAAGCTATTGGCAAAAAGAACGCCGATCTTGTAAAAAAAGAGTCTGAAAAGTTGTATCAAGAAATCATCAATAATGGATACTCTGAGCAAATTGCAGAAGCAATCAGCAATGAATTAAAAACAAAAGGAGGATATTGTTTTAATAAATCGCATTCTTATAGTTATGCTATTTTATGTTTTCAGACAGCGTATTTAAAAGCAAAATATTCTACTTATTTTTTTAAAGCATTATTTAATCTTAATAAGAATGCAACTGGGATGGTTAATAAATATATCATTGATTCACGGCAATTCGACGTTGTTGTACTTCCACCGCACATTAATCGTTCAGAAGTAGATTTCTCAATAAATGACAACAATATTTTGTTTGGATTATCAGCTATTACAGGTGTTGGGGAAACTGTAGCACAGCAGATTATAAAAGAACGTTCAGATAATGGCAAATTCATTAGTCTTAAAAATCTTACGCAAAGAGTGAATTTAACTAAAGCGCAGGTAATTAATTTTGTTAAATCTGGGGCTATACCAACCAAAAATAAGCGCAAATGTTTAATTAATTATCTTAAATCTTTTTATAAACCAACAAAATTTAAAATGACACAACATTTACCATCTTATTCAAAAATTATATTAGATTATGGCATTGATATCGAACAATTTCGCATAGGAAAAGGAAAGTTTGATTATGACAAGAAAGAATTATTAAAAATAATTAATGAGATAAAGAGTGCTCAACATGAGCAAAGGGAAAAAGAACGTTTACAAAACTTTATAAATCAAAATCAAAAATATCTTGTAAATGAACCATTCTGGGAATTTGAGGCCTTACAAATATTTATTAATAACAATCCTTTCTCACAAGCATTGTTATATTTAACTACAGATTTTGAACAGATTGAGATAGGCAATGATTGTGTTATAGTAGGTATTATTGCAAAAATACAGAAGAAAAAAGATAAAAATCGAAATCAATATGCGTTTGTAAATATTTATTCTACATTTGGGTTAATTGAGGGAATAGTGTGGAACTCTCAGTTAAGACAGTATGATGATTTATTAAAAAAGAGTAGTCGAGTTGCAATCAGATGTAGAAAAGAGGGCGAAGATAAGATAATAGTACAAGGTGTAAAGTCATATGACAAATGGATTAATGAAAGGAGAAAATATATTGAACGAAACGGTATATAATTTTAAATTAATACCTCAACAAGAACGCTATTATAATGAAGATAGTAATTGGGGTGTATATACTTTTACTACAAGAGATGATATTCCAGAATTTTATGATTGTTGTAATAATCCTTTTGATGATGCACCTTGTAAACTAAAAGGGGGTGTTCTTGTTGGTAAAATGCAAAGATTAACTATTGGTGTAGAATACAAGGTAAGCACCAAATGTGAGTTTAATGATAAATTCCGGCAACATCAATATATTCCTATATCAATTGTATCAGAAAAACCAAAAACAATAGACCAACAAGTTGCATATTTAAAAACGCAAGTAACTGAGTTGCAAGCAAAAAATATTTTAGCGGTATATCCAAATATTGTTAGTGATGTTATAGAGGGTAAGGACATTGATTATACTATTATAAAGGGTATTGGAAAAATTACATGGGAGAGAATTAGAAATAATATAATAGAGAATTATGTAATATCAGATATTCTTGTTTTATTACAGCCTCTTGGTATTTCCTATTCAATAATAAGTAAAATACTTGCAAAAGAAAACAACCCCCATTTGTTGAAAGAAAAAATACTTGAAAATCCATATATTTTAACACAGGTTAAAGGTCTTGGATTTCAAAAAGTAGATAACATTGCAATTAAATTAAATCCTCAAATAAAAATATCAATTTATCGTATATCTGCTTTTATCAAGTATCATCTTGAAAAAGTCGGTAACGAACAAGGACATTCGTATATCACAGAACAAGAACTTGATTTAGCTGTAAAAAATAATATTGGTGAGTGTTATGAAGTTTATTTAGATTTTAAAGAAAAACAAAAACAGAATGGATTGTTTCTTCATTTTATGGGTGGTTTTGTTGGTTTATCTTTTCAGTACAAATTAGAACAGTCTGTGTATCAGAAATTAAAACAACTTAACGAAAGTAAAGTTTGTTTTAATATAAATATAAAAAACGGTATAGCCGAAGCTGAAAAAGAGCAGAGTTTTAAGTTTACTGATGAACAGATCAATGAAATAATTAAAGCCTGTAGCGCTCCAGTAGTACTTATTACAGGTGGTGCTGGCTGTGGAAAAACAACAATTTTGCGTGCGTTAATAAAAATTTATGCCAACTACTCTATTGCCGCTTGTGCTTTATCTGCAAAAGCCGCTATTAGAATTACAGAAGCTACAAATATTCCTTCTAGTACAATTCATAGGTTATTACAATATACACAAACAGGTTTTGGGTATAATGAAAATAATCCATTACCACAGGACGTAATAATTTTGGATGAAGCATCTATGATAAACTCACAGATGTTTTACGCACTTATATCTTCGATAAAAAAGGGGAGTAAAATTATAATTGTTGGAGATGATGGTCAGCTCCCGCCCATTGGATGTGGTAATATATTTCATGATCTGATTAATAAAAATGATTTTATTTGCTGTAAATTAACCACTATTTTAAGACAAGCTAAGAAATCGGGTATTATTTCTGATTCTATTAAAATTAGAAATGGTATTAATCCTCTTGTACGTCCAGAACTTAAAATAGTCTCTGGTGAATTGCAGGATATGACTTATATGTTTAGAGAAAATCATGAGGGAATGCGTGATTTAGCCATTAAGTTGTTTATGCGGGCGGCTGAGAAAGATGGTTATAATGAAACCATAATTTTAACGCCATGTAAACAGAATCGTATTAATAGTTCTTTTGAAATAAATAAAATATTATTGGATAAAATTATTCCGAATGGAACAGCAGATGAAATTCAATATGGAAATAAATTATTCCGTACAGGAGCAAAGATTATACAACGAATAAATGATTATGAAAAAAATGTTTTTAATGGCGAAATAGGTTATGTTAAACAAATTGATATTAAGTGTAAATGCATGATAGTTGATTTTGGTGAAAAACAAGTTAAATTTAATCAAAGTGAATTGACTAGTATTGATCTCGCATATTGCATGACTTGCCATTTAACACAGGGAAGCGGATTTAAAAATGTTATTATAATTATTGATAACACTCATTATAAGCTTTTGGATCGATGTATGCTCTATACGGCAATAACAAGAGCTAAAAATAAGTGTGCATTAATTGCTGAACCGAGTGCTTTTCATAAGTGCATTATAACACAAGCTTCAAATAGAAATTCGTGGACAAGTATACTAGTTTGATTATTGTATATGAATATTTTGCAAACAATAAAAAATATCATTGACAACTTAAAATAAAAATGATATACTAACTGTAGTGGGGAAAAGTAAAGGTTTCCTCACTACAATTTCAAATCTTTTGTGGGGAATAGTAAAGGTGAGGTTGATAACTAAAAGGTGTTTTAAAGTTTATGGGACTTGAAATAGAGAGACTACAATCACATCAACTTTAGACAATGGGTAACTCACCATACAGATTATAATTTTACCATAAAAAAAACTTATAGGTATTTGTGAAAAATTAAAAACTTGATATTTCTTTAGATGAATGGAAGTGACAAACAATGAGTAACATACTTGAAAGCGAAACGATCGACACAGACGTAAGCGTAGGGCAGATACTTCATGTAAAGAAAAAGCGCGAAGAACGCAGAAAAGCTGAGCGTATTCGGAAGCTTAACAGATTGAAGCTGCGTATCGGACAAGCTCTCGCAGTCGCGCTGTTCGTGATAATAAGCGTAATGCTCATCACTTGCGTCGTTACCGGAGCAATGTATTTAAGCGGCGGGATTAGATGAAAAAATTGAGGAGGACTGAAAGAAATGAAAAAATACGAGTTTACAGATGAAACGATAGATTTTTGCGGTCGCAAACTTACGCGAATAAGAGCGGTAATTGATTTCGGTAGTGTAAAAGCCGGAAATCTGGGTGGATTTATTGAAAAAGAAAGTAATTTAAGTCATGACGGCAACGCTTGGGTATCCGGCAACGCTGATTACATATGTATAAAAGGCTTAGGTCGTTTTAATAGAAGCACAACATTTTTTAGAACAGAACAGGGAGTATCTGTAGTCTGTGGCTGTTTTACTGGAACTCTTGAAGATTTTGAAGCAAAAGTTTTTGAAACTCATGGGAACAGCATATACGCAAAAGAGTATCTTGCCGCAGTTGAGGTTGCAAAAATACATTTTTGCATTGCTGAGAAAAAATAAGGAGGACTGAAAGAAATGAAAAAAGAAGAAATTTTAAAAGTGGCGGAGCGCTGCATAGAAACAGGCCACTGCCAAGGCTGCCCACTGCTCACACAGAGCTGCTCAGAAACATTCGCAAAGTACATCACAGAACAAGAAAAAGAAAAAGATCCTGCGCCGCCTGAAAGCGACACAAGCTCAAAGGTATCCGAAGATACCGCCAATCTACATTTTAATAATAACGCAAAAACGAAGAAAAGTCAAGCCTTAAAAGATGTTGAAATTGCGTTAGAATTAGTTGACAACACAATATCAGAAACGGAAAAGATATACTTTGATCTGGGCAAAGCTTTTAACTATATACGTAACGTTCAACATGAATTGAGAAATATAAAGGAAGGTTAAAAAAAGAGGTGTGAAGATAATATATAATGAACACAAACGTTATATACAATCAAGATTGTATAAAGGGAATGTCACACATCCCAGACAAGTTTATTGATATGATATTATGCGACTTACCCTATGGAACAACGGCTTGCAAGTGGGATGTAATTATTCCTTTCGAGGATATGTGGGAACAATATACTCGCATTATAAAAGATAATGGTGCTATTGTTCTATTTGGGTCTGAACCTTTTACTTCATCTTTGATAATGAGTAATGTCAGATTATTCAGATATGACCTTGTTTGGGACAAACGAAAGGGGTGTGATTTTTTGAATGCAAATCGTAAACCTCTAAAAAGCCATGAAAATATTCTTGTATTTTATAAAAAATCACCTACATATAACAAACAATATTGGTATTCAAAACCGTACCAAAAAAATCAAGGAAATAAAAAGAAATCAGAGGTTTATCACTTATCTCATGAAGTGGAAACAGAAAGCCTAGATGGTAAAAGAAATCCATTGTCCGTTTTATCTTTTCCACGAGATAGTAAAAGGTTACATCCTACTCAAAAGCCAATAGCCTTGCTTGAATGGTTAATAAAAACCTACACCAATGAGGGCGAAATTGTTCTTGATAACGCATTTGGTTCGGGGTCAACATTGGTTGCGGCAGTTAACACAAATCGGCGTTATATTGGGTTTGAAATAGATGAGCAATATTTCAATATAGCGCGCAATCGTCTTGATAAAGTAATTAAAGATAATAATTGTGATTTAAAATAAGCAAAGGATGATATGATAAAAAATGTATAAATGTATTGCCTGCGGAGCAGTGTTTAATGATCCAGATAGTTTTGGTGAAGATACGGGCGGATATGAAACAGGAGTGGGATATTATGCTTATATTGAACACTTTCCGTGTTGTCCAGAATGTGGTTCCGAAGAGTTTGATAAAGCAAATTACTGTCACGACTGCGGGAGTGTTTGTTTAGAAGATGAACTATATTTATGCAATGATAAAAAGACAAGGTGTAAATTTTGCGCGACGATATATGAGGTGAAAAAATATTAAATGAAATTTATAGACTTTTTTGCAGGCGTAGGCGGTTTCCGCAGAGGTATGGAGCTTGCGGGACATAAGTGTGTCGGGTTCTGCGAGTATGATAAATTTGCAACGGCGAGCTACACATCAATGCACCTGATAACAGAAAATCAACGTGAATACCTGTCGACTCTTACGCTCAAACAAAGACAAAAGGAGATTTTGAAAGATGAATACAGAAATGGCGAATGGTACGCAAATGACATTAGAACAGTTAATGCCGGAAATTTGCCACCAGCAGACTGCTGGTGTTTCGGAGCACCCTGCCAGGATTTCAGTGTTGCAGGAAAACGAGCAGGAATGGACGGAGACAGATCAAGCCTTGTACGAGAAGTTTTTAGAATCTTGGAAGAACAAAAAGAGCAAGACAGACCTGAATGGCTTATCTATGAAAATGTTAAAGGAATGCTTTCTAGCAACAAAGGACTCGACTATCTGTCGATCCTCTCTGAAATGGACAGACTTGGGTATGATATCGAATGGCAGAATATCAACTCAAAGTGGTTCGTTCCCCAAAACAGGGAGCGCATATATACTATCGGACATCTTAGAAGATACGGTGCCAGAAAAGTACTTCCTGTCACGGGAACAGATGGAGAAAATAGTATTCAACAAATAGGAAATCTATACGGAACTGAAAAAGAGCCTAATCCATCTGGTGGTAGATTTTATGATACAAACGAAATTTCCTGTGCAACAGGAAGTGGACATGGAATGAGTCAGCCCCTGATTGGGTCGCTATGCTTTGTTGATATGAACTATGGTGCAGGAATTAAGGAAACAGAAACGTGTAGAACACTACAGGCGAGATACAATAAAGGAATCTGTAATCATTCGGGAGAACTGTCTGGAGTTAGAATTCTGTGCAATGTAAAGTGCATCAATATAAATGACAAAAGTGGTAAGGAACGTCAGCAACAAGATAGAGTATATGACATATCGGGCGATATGACAGCATTAAGTGCAAATCTTGGCGGGAGACATAATATTGCTATTCCTGTTTTAACACCAAACAGAGTAGAAAAGCGTCAAAATGGACGCAGATTTAAGAAAAACGGAGAACCAATGTTTACACTAACGGCACAGGATAGGCATGGCGTAGCAATTAAAATAAAAGAGGCGACGAAAAAAGGCTACACAGAAGCCCACGAAAGCGACAGTATAAACTTTTCTGTTCCGGGATCTAAGACGTGGCGGGGAAGAGTTGGTAAAGGCGTAGCACAGACATTAGACACGGCTTGTAATCAGGGCGTTTTTGTAAAGGTGTCTGATAAATTTAACGTGTATGCGATTTGGTACGAAAAATACCAGTGTTACATAGCAATCCGTAAATTGACACCGAAAGAATGTTTCAGGTTGCAGGGTTGGACAGATGATTATTTTGAAAAGGCTGCTTTCGTAAATTCTGACAATCAGTTATACAAGCAAGCCGGAAACGGCGTGACGGTTACAGTTGTAAAAGCTATCGCTGAGAAAATGAAAGATTGGAAGGATTCTTGAATGAACATAGAAAAAGAAAAGAAAGCTATCGAACGATTGAAATTTTTTGAACCACAAGACGATTACGGTTATTATCTTGCATACAGCGGCGGCAAAGACAGCGACTGTATAAAAATACTTGCACAACTGGCTGGGGTGAAGTTTGAAGCGGTACATAACCTGACAACCGTGGACGCTCCTGAAACAGTGAGGTATATTAAGTCGCAGTCTGACGTGCGGATTGACCGGGCTTTTGATAGCGATGGAAAGCCGGTTACAATGTGGAATCTGATTGTCAAAAAACTTATGCCGCCCACAAGGTTGGTGCGTTATTGCTGTTCGGAGCTTAAGGAACGCAACGGCAAGCAACGAGTGACCCTTACGGGCGTTCGCCGAGCAGAATCATCAAGGCGGGCAGAATCAGCAGGAGCTGTGAAGATTATTGGTAAACCAAAATCCACTCAAAAAGTTGCTGAGGAAATGGGCGCCAAGTACCGCATAAACCGTCAAGGCGGCATGATTCTTGACGATGACAACGACGAATCAAGGCAGATGGTGGAACATTGCTATCTTACCCGACGAGTTACCGTTAATCCGATAGTGGATTGGACAGACGATGATGTGTGGGAATTTCTCAAACACTATGGCTGTAGGTCGAATCCGCTGTATGAGTGTGGATTTAAGCGAATAGGCTGTATAGGTTGTCCAATGGCTGGGAAAACGAGATATACCGAGTTTGAACGGTATCCGAAATACAAGGAAAATTACATCCGTGCGTTTGATAAAATGTTGGAAGCCCGCCACCAGCGAGGAAAGCCCTGCCGCAACGGCGCAACTGGCGAGGAGGTCTTCCGCTGGTGGATGGAAGAAGATCTTACGCAAATTACTTTTGAGGATTTTGAGGAATTATAATGGGAATATATTTAGGAGATTTAACAGTTGAACAATTTGAACACAGATGTGGGATTGTGCTAAAAGATAATGAGCGAGAAATTTTAAAATCAATGATTGAACACGTTTGTAGCAAAGTAAAGGGCAATAATAAAATTCATATTTACGACATTCCGTTTGTGATAGAGTGCGGAAATTCGCAAGCGAGAAAGACCGTTATTGCTATACTTACGCCATATTCTAAACAGATAACGAAAAATTTCTTCCTAAGTTCAAAGAAATCATTTCACGACAGCTTGATGTTGCAAAACTTGACAGGGCGCTGCTTGACGGCTTTGAATTTGAAATGCCGGAATACAAAAAGTCGGTTGTGAAATTCAAGGATACCCATGTTACCGGAGCGCTTGGCTTCTTTTGTATGAAGGGCTGTCCGGAGCTGCTTCA